ATCAGCTACTACTGCAGATGCTAAAGCTGTAATTGCTACTACTCAAGCTACTTCGGCTACCAATAGTGCTGCAAATGCTTTAACAAGTGCTAACAATGCAGCTAATAGTCAAACTAATGCTAGTACTAGCGCTACACAATCTGCCCAAAGTGCAATTGCCTCTGCAGCTAGTGCTGTAGCCTCTGACTATAGTGCTGACTTAGCTGATCTAAGTGCTACTAATGCTGAAGCCAGTAAAAATGCCGCTGCATTAAGTCAAGCTGATGCACTAGCTTCTAAAAATGCTTCTGCTATAAGTGCTACAACTGCAACTACAAAAGCAGATGAGGCCTCTACAAGCGCATCTACTGCAACTACGAAGGCTAGCGAGGCATCTACAAGTGCTACTAGTGCAGCTACTAGTGCTAGTACTGCGACACTTCAATCAAGTATTGCATCTACTAAAGCTAACGAAGCTGCCCAAAGTGCTGCAAATGCTGCTGCTTCTCAAGCTGCCGCACAAGCTAGTCTTGCTTCTTTTAGAAGTACTTATTTAGGTGAACTGAATGCGGATCCTACCTTAGATGGTAATGGTGATCCTGTAATGATTGGTGCTGAATATTTCAACACTGTTCAAAATAAATTAAAAGTTTATACATCTACTGGGTGGCAATTTTATGATGAGACAGCACAAACAGCTTCACAGAATGCTGCTTTAAGTGCTTCACAAGCTGCTTCTTCAAGTGCTACTTCTCAAAGTTATGCTACTACAGCAATTACTAAGGCCACTGAAGCTGCTACCTCTGCTTTAAGTGCTTCACAAAGCGCTACCAGTGCTTTAGCATCTAAAAATGCTGCAGCTACATCTGAGACTAACTCTAGTGCATCTGAAAACTATGCTTTAAACTATAAGAATGCTGCTGCAACTAGTGCCGATATTGCTTCCTCAAAAGCTTCGGATGCTAATATTTCAGCTCAGAGTGCTTCTACTAGTGCAACAAATGCTGCTACGTATTTATCTAGTGTTGTAGCTTCTGCTAACAATGCAGGACAGAGTGCTACTGCAGCTAGTGTATCTGAAATAAATGCTGCTACAAGTGCAGCTAATGCTCTAACAAGTGCTAATAATGCTGATATTAGTGAAGCTTTAGCTTTAGATTGGGCTTCTAAAACAGGTGGTACTGTTGATGGTACAAATTATTCAGCTAAACATTATGCGTTACAAACAACAACTAATGCTTCTGCTGCTGCTACAAGTGCGTCTCAAGCCTCTACTAGTGCAACTAATGCAGCCTCAAGTGCTACTCAAGCGGCTACATCATTAGCTAATATTGGTTTATCTGAAACAAATGCAGCTAATAGTGCTGCGGATGCTTTAGGTTCTAAGAATGCTGCTGCTTTAAGTGCTACTAATGCTCTAACAAGTGCTAATAATGCTGATGCATCTAAAGTGGCTGCGGCTAATAGTGCCTCTAGTGCTGGAACAAGTGCTAGCAATGCTTTGACAAGCGAACAAAATGCTTTGGCATCTAAAAATGCCGCTGCAACTAGCGAAGCAAATGCAGATATTTCTGAGGCAAATGCTTTAACAAGTGCTAACTCAGCTTCGACAAGTGCTGCTTCAGCCTTAAGTTCTAAAAATGCATCCGCTACTAGCGCTACTAATGCTGCTACATCCGAAACAAATGCAGCTACAAGTGCAGGTAATGCATTAGCCTCTGAGGTTACTTCTTTATCATATAAGAATGAAACAATATACAATGCAACAAACGCAGCTACAAGTGCTGCTAGTGCATTAACTTCTAAGAATGCCGCTGTAAATGCTCAGTTAGGTGCTGAGGCAGCTAGAGATGCTGCTTTAAGCGCTTATGATAGTTTTGATGATAGGTATCTAGGTGCAAAGTTAGAAGATCCCTCAACTGATAATGATGGTGGGCAGTTGTTAGCTGGAATGTTATACTTCCAAACTAACGTAGGTATGCGAGTTTATACAGGTTCATTCTGGACTTCTGCTTATGTTTCTGGTGGTGGCTTTATGCTACCCGCAAATAATTTAAGTGATGTTGTTAGTGTTCCTAATGCAAGGAATAATCTAGGTCTTGGTACAGCTGCTTTATCTGATAATGAAGATTTTGCCACTGCTGCTCAAGGTGCTAAATTTGAAGACGTATTAACAGCTACTGGTGAACCTAATGGTCATACAGACGTTAGTCAATCAGTAATAGCTTTTGATAATGCAAGTCGTACATTTACTATTAGCCCTACTAATACTTCATTTGAGATTTGGTGTAAAGGTAATAAACATGTGTTCTTAACAACACAGACTGTAACTATTCCTAATACAACTGGATTACATTATATTTATTTTAGTAGTACTGGTGTATTGTCTACAAAGACTACATTCTTTACTTTTGGTATTGATACCTTTACTGCTTACATTTATTGGAATGCTACAACTCAAAAGGCTGTATATTTCGGTGATGAACGTCATGGTACAACCTTAGACTGGCAGACTCATGAGTACTTACATAGAACTCGTGGAGCAGCTTATGCTACTGGTTTTGCTGCAGGTGATTATACAACTACAGGCTCAGGTGACTTAGACTCTCATGCACAGATTACAATTGAAGGCGGTACTTTCTTTGATGAAGATTTCCAAGTTGATATTGTATCTACTAACACACCAACACCAAATACATTCCAACAGGATCTAAGCTCTCCAGCTAGAATTCCAATGATGTATCGTTCTGGTAATGCTTGGGTAATGGATGAGCCTACAGACTTTCCTTTGAAACAAGGAACAAGTAGACCTCAGTACAATAACTATAATGGTTCCGCTTGGGTTACTACAGATGTTACAAATACAGATTATACATGTACTTGGATCTTAGCAACTAATAACTTAAATTATCCTGTAATTGGTATTTTAAGTCAGTCTAATCTTAGCACATTAAATAATGCTCAAGCAGCTTTGTTTGAAAGCTTAGACTTATCTGGATTTCCCTCAGTTGAGTTTAGACCACTATATAAGCTTATTTTCCAAGGTGAAAATGGTTATGATAACAGTGTTAATGCTAGATTAAGAGGAGTATATGATTTAAGAGCTATTGCAGCATCTGGTGGTTCAGTAACAACACCAGTAACTAATCACTCAAATCTTTCAGGTTTAACAAATGATGACCATCCACAGTATTTACATATTGATAATGTGAGACTGGTATCTCCAGCGGTTGCAAATAGTATTGTCTCTCAGGCTACTAATTCAGTGACGATGGATGATATTTTGGCAATGGCAATTGCTTTAGGTTAAGGAGAAAACAATGGCAAACAATTTTATTAATGCTGTTGCATCTAATATTGGAACTACTGAGGTTGTAATTTATACAGCTCCTACTAATACCAAAGCAATTCTTATTGGATGTAATTTAGCAAACAAAACAGGTAGTTTTCTTCCTGTTAGTCTTATCTTACGTAAGTCTACTGGCGATGCATATATCGTAAAAGATAAACGTGTAGGTAACGGAGATAACGAAGAAGTAATGAAGGGTAATAAAATTATACTATTACCTGGCGATCAATTAGTATCTATCAGTGTTGATAACAATGCTTTTGACGCTATTGCTTCAATTCTAGCAGGAGTAGCATAATGGCTGGCTTTTATGAGGGTACAGATTTAGCTGACAAGACTTTTTATGGGTTTAGATTTAATCCAGACACTGGTAACTTAGATATTGAGATCATCAACGATGGCTCTCCAGTAGTATTACCAGATGAAGGTATTATCGATAAATTCGACTATAGCCAATGGGTATGGTCCCGTGATACGTTAAAGTTTCAGTGGGGTAACAATGGACATTTACAGGTGAAATTCTTATGACACAATTAATTGATTTAGGGAAACTACGGTTTCATTTCGCAGGTGACTGGTTATCATCCACCACTTACGAAACAAATGATATCGTCAAATATGGCGGTAACGTATATGTATATACAAACCCAGTAAAAACTATGGGTAATTTACCAACGGACACCCAATACTGGGTTCTGATGGTAGAAGGTTTTAAATTCAAAGGTAACTTTGTTATTAGTACACAATATCGGGTAGGTGATGGTATTGCTTATGGTGGTAAGGTTTATATTGCTGTTAAAGATAGCCAATCTCAAGTACCTCCTAATGCAACATACTGGTCTCAATTCGCTGATGGTATTCAGTGGGAAGGACCTTATAGCGGCACTAACACATATCAAAAGAATGATGTTGTAACCTACGGTGGTCAAGCATATATTGCAATTCAGGATAGTGTAAATAATCTACCAAGTAATACTTCCTACTGGCAAAAGTTTGTTAGCGGAGTAAGCCCAGAAGGTGTTTATAATAATTCTGTTGCCTACGTCCCAGGTGCAATTGTTGCCTATGGTGCTAATTTATACAGATGTAAAACAGAGACTACAGGTAATATTCCAACATCTACAATACATTGGGATTTATTTACACGAGGTAATGATTTCCAAGGTAATTGGACTGCAGTAAACAACTATATTGTTGGGCAAACTGTAAGATTTGGTGGTAATATCTATCAAGCAGTTGCTAATAATACTAATTCTGAACCAAGTAGTCAAGTTCAAAACTGGGTACTATATTACAGTGGTATTAATGTAAGAGGTGCATGGACAGCTACTACATACTATGGTGTAAATGATATTGTATCTTATGGTGGTAATACATTTATTTGTGCAGTTAGTCATACATCTTCAAGTAATTTTAATACAGAGTTAAATTCATTACCAACTCCAAAGTGGACTAAATACAATTCTGGTATTCGTTACATGGGTGCATGGACCACTGGTACTACATATTTAAAAGATGACATTGTATCTAATTCAGTAAGTACTTACATTTGTTTAACTGATCACACTGCTACTCCTGATTTCTTCCAAGATTTAGCAGCAAATAAATGGACTACATTCGTTGTTGGTGCAGCATATGTATTGCCATCCACAACTAATAAAAATGGTAGATATCTGCAAACTCCAGATGGTCAAAACTATAGTTGGGAATTTGCTAATGCTAATGATAATGTTTATTATGTAGCTGAAGACTCTATATCTAGTGCTGATGATATCAACCATGGTGCAAGTGTAGACTATGCTTTTGCTAGTTTAAAATATGCATGTCAATATATTGCTGCAGATATGGCTACACGTAGTCCTGCTACAATCTTTGTTAAGGATGGCACATATAACGAACAGCTTCCAATTATTGTTCCTGAGAATGTTACTATTGTAGGTGATGGTCAACGTAATACTATTATTCAACCTAAGGCAGGTTTAAGTGATGATGGTTTAACACCCAACAACCAAACTACAATGTTTTTCCTTTCTAGCGGAGTAATGATTGAAGGCTTATTAATGAAAGGTTTGACTGGCTTCGTTAAAAGTACAGTTAATCCAGAAGATCTAAATACTGCTGTAGTTAAGGGTGTTTATTGCAGACTTAATCCCGCTTCAATGATTACTAAGTCACCTTATGTTAAAGAGTCTAGTGCATTCTCTACTGGTGGTGTAGGTGCCATTGTTGATGGCAGTGTTGGACCTGTTGGATCTGGTGGATCAATGGTATTCCATACCTTTACACAGGTACATGACGGTGGTGTAGGTTTCTGGGTTAAAGAAAGAGGACTTTCTGAAATTGTAAGTTGCTTTACTTACTACTGTGATTTTGGTTTAGCCGCTACTGGGGGTGGTAAAATCCGTGCATTAAACTGTAATAATAGTTATGGTACTTATGGTTCTATGGCTAGTGGTTTTGATGCAAATGAAAATGTATTAACAGGTACTATGTATGGTGATACATTAATGTATGATCCAAGCACTTTATCTAGCTCACCAGGCTTTATGGTTGGCCAATCATTAACACAAACTGATCCAGTCAATTTAACAGTAAATGCTATGACTATTGCAGCACAGGCTGTAATAACTACTTCTACTAATCATGGATTGTATAATGGACAACCAATTAGCTTTACTGGGGTAAATGAGACAATCTGGCAACCTATTCTTGGTGATCAAGCACAAGGTGTTAGAAAAACATGGTATGCTGATGTATTAACTCCTAATACATTTAAGCTATGCTCTAACTTTGATTTAACGAATTATTTTGATAATCGTTCTATTGGTGGTTGGGGTATCGCTAATCTAACAATTACTGATGCATTACGTAGTAATCCAGTTATTTTACGAATTAACTCACACGGATTTACTAATGGTGAAAGAATTTCTGACATTACAGGTATTCTAGGACAAACACAATTAAATGGCAATAGCTATTATGTAACAGTATTAGATGCTGATCGTGTAAGCCTATATACAGATGCTGGTAGAACTATTTCTGTTGATGGTACAACAATGGGTAACTATATTTCTGGTGGTACTGCTACTAGAACACTAGTAGGAACTACATTAACTGGTGCATCTGTAACAATTGCTAAACCTAGAGCTACTATTACTAATATCCAAACTAACCTTGGTACAGCGTATCATAGACTAGTTGTTAGTGATATTAAACTAGGGAATACAGGTCATACTTATAAGGTAAATACTAAGACAGTCAATGCTGCTAAAGGATTTTATCTTAATGGTACTAAAGCACTAAGTTTTACAGCGTATACTACTAGACAGTATGTATTTGAACAAAATGATACAACTAACGTAGGTGAAGCTCTTTACTTTACTACAAGTCCAGGTGGGACTACCCCATATGCGACAGGTGTAACTTATTGGTTAAACGATACTCAGGTTGCTGATAGAGCTGCTTATATTGCTGGTTTTGCCGCTGCAACTGGAAGAGAAATTAGAATACAAGTAGATGCTACTTTAGCAGGAACAACACTATATTATAAGTCTAGTGGTACTGCTATAGGTGGATCATTAACTATTGTAGCACATAATAATACCTCCTATGATAGGTTTACTGGTGAAACAATTTATCCTTTCCTAGACGGATCTACAATTATTGCTAATGGTACTATTACTGCTACTTTAGTTGGTACAAATGCACATATGGGTCAATATGGTTTTGCCTTAGTATTAGGCGGCTTAAATGCAAGCCCTATTGCTGGTGGATCTATTGAATTCGTAGAAGGTCCAACTTATTCTCCAGCTGATAATACAGATATTACAGAGCCATTAAATACTGGTGCTGACTCAAGAAGCTATATCATTACTTCAGTTAGTGGATGGGATGCAGTAAATGGTACTGCCACTATTACATTAAGCCAAGAAAAACTAGATACAGCCGATGCTTACTATGGTCAGCATTTCAATATCCGTTATAACTACTCTCAAGTGCGTTTAACTGGACATGACTTCTTAAGTATTGGTACTGGTGGAAGAGCTACAACTAATTACCCAGGAGTACCTACTCAGGCTGCTTCCCAAGGTAATGAAGTAGTTGAGAACCTACCTGGCCGTGTATATTTCGTATCTACTGATCAAGATGGTAATTTTAGAATTGGTAACTACTTCCGAGTAGACCAAGCTACAGGTCGTGCTACTTTAGATGCATCTGCATTCGATTTAAGTGGTCTTACAAGTCTACGATTAGGTTCTATTGGTGCACAGATTGGTGAATCTATTAATGAATTTAGTAGTGATCCCTCACTAAGTGGAGCAAGTAATATTGCTGTACCTACAGAGTATGCTGTTAAAACATATGTAGATAATAGAATTGATTCTATTTCTCAAGATCAATTAGTATTGACTAATCTAGTTAGTTCTAATAAAACATTAGCAACTGGTAGATTAACATTCAGTATGGATGTTTTAACTCTTTCTGGAGCAAATACAGTTTACACTATTGCACCAAACGCATATCATTTCGTGTTGAATCCAAATGGATTTGCACTCTTTAATTAAGGAAAATAAATTATGTCTAAACTCGTTGTAGACCAAATTCAAAAATCAGGTGGACCAGCCTTAACTCTACCAACTCTCGATGGTACAAGTGGTCAATCTCTAGTAACAAATGGTAGTGGCGTACTAAGTTTTGCTGGTAGTTCAGTAACACCCACTTCAATTGGCGTTAACCAGCAAAACAAAGTTGTATGGTCTTATGACCGTGATGGCGCTGCTGCTTCTGTAAAAATTATGTGGTCCGAGTTAGGTATTACAGATCTTACTAAAGTAGAAATGGTTAAAATTAATTATAATAACCTTGGTAGCAGTTCTGGCGGTTATCAGTTGTATATGTATGGACAGAACTCATCTGCAGCAGATATTACTTCTGGTTATATGGGTTGCTCATGGTTCTATCAATATGCTGGTGGTAACTATTCTGGTTCTACTGCCCATAACAGTAATTCTGGTTACATTTATGTACCATGCTGGACTAATGTGTATGCAAGCTTTGATGATAGTTATGGTTTTACCATGACAGGTGAAACACAAATGACACCTAAGAAAAATAGTACATATGGTATGAATATTAGAAACCAGATTTCTTGGCAATATTCTTCAAATACTTATCCAGCATCAGAAATGAGTTCATGGGATAACTATAGTACAAGTACTCCTACTGCTGACTGGCATGGTATTCGTTTCTACTTAAGTTCTGGTAATTTCCGTACAGGTAGTATTGTTGTTTCTGTTACTTATCGTACTTAATTTAGGAGTAAATTATGAATAAAATTGAAAATGGTGAAATTATTGAAATGACACTCTTAGAGCGTCAGCAATTAGAACAATTACAAGCAACACTTCAAGAAGCAGCAAAAGTTAGAGAGTTTAACAATGTTAGACAAACTCGTAATTTGCTACTTTCACAATGTGATTGGACTCAGGCTAGTGATGTACAACTTTCTGCTGCTAAAAAGCAAGAGTGGGCAACATATCGTCAAGCTTTGCGTGACATTATGGAAACTGTTACTGATCCTTTTAATCCTGCTTTCCCAACTAAACCTGAATAAGGAGAGTTGTTATGGCAACAAGATTAGAAGTTGAAGAACTTGTAGCTGGTACAGTTACACAAACAAAAGCAGGTGGTAGTTCTGCAGTAGATTTGACTGGTGGAGCTTATATTACTTATGCTGGTGTGAACTATCCAATTAATCAAAGTTTCTTTGCAGATCAAACTAGTTACATAGCACCAACATTAGTTTCTGGTCAACAACAATATACTTCTCCTGGAACATATTCATGGGTTGCCCCTGCGGGGGTCAATTCCGTGTCTGTAGTGTGTGTAGGAGGTGGTGGACCAGGGATTGATGGTTGGGCAAATCCAGCTGGTTGTGGAGGTGGTTTAGGCTGGCGAAATAATATTAAAGTAACTCCAGGAAACACATACGCTGTTCAAGTTGGTGCAGGTGGCAGAAGTGATACCTCAACCCCACAAACAGGGTCATCGACTAACTATACAGGTGGAACTAGCTTTTTTAAAGATATTAATACAGTGGCAGGGTATGGCGGTGGTAATGCCAACGGTTATTCAACTAGTGGCCCTAATTCCAATCAAACATATGGCGGTGGTTATGTAGGTCAGGGAGGTGGTGCTGGTGGATACACTGGTAGTTGGCATTGCGGAGGCGGTGCGGGAGGATACATGGGTAGAGGTGGCAATAACCATGAAACATGGAATTCCTCAGTAATTAATGGTGGGTATGGTGGAGCCTCCTATAGCTCTACATATGGCGCTGGCGCTGGCGGTGGTGTAGGTTTAAATGGCACTACTGGATATCCTTCTCCTGGAAATGCTTTCTATAATCCATGGAACGGCTACAATAATAGCAATGGTAATGGAAGTGGGGGTACTGGTGCTCATGGCGGTGCCAATGGTTACTATGGGGAAAATCCATTCTCGGGCAATGGCCAAAGCTCTAGCAATATTCAAGGTGGTGCCTATGGTGGAGGCGGAGGTGGTCCAGGTAGTTCATGGCCTTCCGCATCTGGAGACGGTGGTACTGGAGGTGTGCGAATTATCTGGGGTCCAAACAGGTCATACCCAAGCAACGCAACATAAGGAATATTATGGAATATATTGAAGTAGGACAAAATGAAAGACCAATTGGTGCTCCTGTAATAGAAGAGAATCTTAAATATGTATTTCCTGGAATTGAAATTACTCCAGAGACAATGGCATTACATGGATACAGACCTATACTAGAAAATAAACCAGAGGTTACAGCAAAACAGTATTTGCAAAGACTTCATTTTTCTAAACAAGGTGAAAATTTTGTATGGAATTGGGAAGTAATAACACATGATCAAGATCATTTAACTAACTTTTGTATTCGTCATAGACGTGATTCAGAGTTAAGGGATTGTGATTGGACTCAAACTTTAGATGCACCTATTAGTGCAGAAAAGAAAGCTGAATGGGCGGCTTATAGAACTGCTCTCCGTAATTTAACAAACCTATATCCAGATGTAGATCCTACAACTGAAATAGAATGGCCAGTGAGACCTAGTAAATGAGTGAATTTTTAAGACCAATAATGGCTACACCACTTTTGATTGGTAAGTCGGACTTAATATCTATCAGGGAAGAGCTTAATGCTCTTTCCTATAGTTTAAGAGATAATCTAAAAGAAGGAAGTTTAGTTTCTGAAGAATGGGACAAAGGTACAAAATCATCAAATATAGAAGATTTTTATAGAAGTGGAGTTACTTCTTTTAACTCTACTGAAAACTTATTCTATAAACCAGAATGGAAAACAGTATCTGACTTTATTTTTGATTTTTCTAAAACTATGATAAATACAGTAAATCCTAATAATAAGAAAATGTGTGTTACTGATATGTGGACAACAATTTATCCACCAGGTGCTTTTGTACCTGAGCATGTTCATTCTAACTCATATCTTAGCGGAGTGTTCTATTCTAAGGCATTAAAGGATTGTGGAGATATTGTTTTTCATGATCCCTCATGGGTGGCTAAGACAATGTTTATGCACACTGATATGCCTACATTCCCTAATGTAGAAACTAAACATCCTATTACTCCAGAAGAAGGACTAATGGTTATTTTTCCTTCTTGGCTACCGCATAGATCACTACCAAATAATTCTAAAGATGATAGGATCATAGTAAGTTTTAATATAGGATTTTTAGATGAGACCAGTGTATAAATATTACAATAGTGTATTATCAAAAGAAGAGTGTGAGATTCTTATAAAATATTCAGAAGACAAATTTAAAATAGCAACAACCTCTGAATCAAAACAAAATTTGTTAAAGAGAAAAGGAAAAGTAGCTTGGCTTACACCTGAATCTGGCGAAGAAGTTAACAGATTAGCAAAGAAAATAGTAGATCTTATGTTCTATGAAAGTGGAGCAACTCATCTACAGGAATTAAGTGAAATTGAGCATATTCAAATAGCAAAATATAATTTTTTAGATCATTATAATAAACATATGGATATTGGTTCAGATGGACCTTATAGAATTCTTTCGGGTGTGGTTGAATTATCAGACCCTAAAGATTATATAGGTGGAGGTCTAGATATTTTCTTATTAGATAAAAAATATAAGGTGCCCCTTAAACAAGGTAGTGCTGTATTTTTTCCATCTATATTACCACATCAAGCTAGACCTGTATTTTATGGATCACGCTATTCAATGACTCTTTGGGGTCGTAAAAAATAAGTAAAATAAACGGGGAACTTCGGTTCCCTGTTTTATTAAGGAGTTTAGATGGCATTAAGAGAATTAATTAAAGATGCACATGATAGTGCAGAGAATCATCCTTTTGTAAGGAAACTGTTTGCAGGACAAATTACAAAAGAGGAGTATGGTGACTTTTTGTTTAATCAAAAACATTGCTATGCTGCATTAGAGCAAACTGCTGAGGCATTAGGTTTATTAGATGATATTGGACCCATTAAACGTACAGCAAAGATTGCACAAGATCTAAGAGATCTAAATAGAGACAAGTCAAGACAACATTTGCATATTAGTACAATGAATTATTGTGAATACGTTAAGACATGCTCAAAAGAACAACTACTTGCCCACATTTATGTACGCCATTTTGGTGATATGTATGGTGGTCAAATGCTAAAGAAGCTAGTTCCAGGTTCTGCATCTATGTATGAGTTTTATAACCGAGCAGAGCTTATTGCTACTGTAAGAGAAAAGCTTACAGACGATTTAGCTGATGAAGCCAAAATAGTCTTTGCCTTTGCAACACAACTATTTGATGAGTTAGCTGATGAGTATAATATTCAGTAAACTAGAGAAGCATACACAAGACTTTAAAGATATATTAGAGTCAAGAACTTTCTTATCTGAAGAGACTCATCCATTTCCTTGGGAAAATAAAATCTATATTAGTGGTAATATTCGTAGAGCACATTTAGATGTTGTAGATGCAAGGGATACTAAGAAACTTCTCATGATGCATCTTTGTGTATTTCCAAAGATTTATTCAGATGCACCTATCTATGGTTTTGATTTAATAGCTGGTCCAACAAAAGTTACTGGAGCATTCCATGACTTTAGTCCATCAGGAAATAAAGATCATGAGCTAGTTAAGTGGTTTGCTAATGAAGTAAAAGATTATGAGTGGAGTAAACCAAGAGACTTACCCGAATGGGCTAGGAATATTTTTAGCCCATCAATGGTAGCTGCTGGTAATATTAACTCTGAGTTTGAACTAAATGAAGTATTAGATTTGTCTAAGAGATCATTAGAAAAATATTTAGACACGCTACATATACTAAATGCTCAACATAGTTATGAGTATAAAGTAGAAAATTTTAATTATACTGAACAACAAAATTGGTATTGCCAAAATCAAAAGAAAAATCCTCACACGCCTAGAGTTATGCAATCATTAGGCTTCGATGAAGCAACAGTAAACAAGTTTATTCAAGAATGTCTTTTTCCAGAGGTATAATATGGAATACTTAGCACTACTAACTGTACCTCCAATATTTTATTGGTATACTAAAGAGTATATTAAATGGTATTGCGAAACAAATTAAAAACGGTCACTCGAAAGGGTGGCCTTTTTTATCAAAAAAAGTGAGAAAAATGATGTATCTATAATAGAAGAATATCTTAAAAGATAGGACTCTAATCTCTATTAACTTGAAAGGTTATATGATTGTATTGACATTTTTTGCTGGTTTGGCTGTTGGTCTTTTGATCATGCGGTTGTTTGATTTCTATACCATCTGCAAAACAGTTGGATATTGAAATATAATTGTTCACTCTAAGAAAGTTTAAAATGAAAAAGTTTTTTGAATCTGAAACATTTATGGATGTTGTTACTGCTATTGCTATTGGCTTAGGCCTATGTGCTTTGGTATTACATGGTCTTGATGCGCTAGTTTATTAATAAAGGTAATTGTAAATGAGTAGCAATTCAAATCGAATTAAAGAGCTTGATAAGGAAAAATCTATGCCTAAGTACTTATTGTTGAATCCACTTTATGGAGATAACTTTGGAGTTACTGCACAAGAGGTAATTGAATCGTTAGAAGAGTTTGGATTAACTTATATATTCTCAAATGATACTAAAGGTATACCTGCAATCTATGCAACAAGTACATCTAAAAAGTTAATTGAAAGAATGTGTACTGAAGTTGAACTCGATGGTTCTATTATTGAATTCACTTCTATATATGATCAGAAAATTGAGGATTAAAAATGCCAAGATTGACTCTAAAATCAGGTGACTATACTATTGAAGCTATTCAAGAGAATTTATTTGATTCAGTTCAAGTAACTGTCTATGATGACTTCTTACAGAAAGTTGTACCTCCTTCTTTATATGATGTTAACTCAGCATATATGGTTGGAGAAACTGTAGCTTCGGTTATTACAGAATCTGCTGAAGACTTTGGTAGGCTCTTTAAAGCAATTGAAGATTTAGTTTTTGTAGATAAAAAACTTGGAGTTTAAAATGTGTACTAAATGTCCACCTGTGTATTCTAGTGTTCGAATTGCTGATGAGGAAGGTTATGTCTACCAAGTCAGCAAAGAGATCGTTAATTACATCAAAGTTCGTTATGAACCACATAGTTTAGACTTCTTTGATAAAGTTGGTCAAGAACTAGATTTATGGAAAGTTAATCCGTTAGCTCACATAAACCAAAGATTTAAGCTAGTAGGCCATGTTAATACAATGAGGAAGTAATGAGCCTCTTTGTAATATTTTTGCTTATTATGTTTGTACTATTTGTAGTGGCTAGACCATTATTTTTTATAGTACTAATTGCTTATATCTTTTTAATTTTATTCAGTGGTCCCTTTCCAAAACCTTTTATTTAATGGAGTATTAAAATGGCTTTAACAACAGTTGGTTACTTTCTTGGTTGGTTGCTTGGCTTCTTAGCTGCACTTCTTACCTTGAGTTTTGCTAAAGAAGTTTTAGTTATCGGTCTATCTTTCTTTATAGCTAATAAAGTAGTTACATGGTATCAAGATAGAAAAAATGGTGTAGTTGAAGTAGAGGCTACTGAACTACCAATGGACGCTAAATTAGCTTCCTAAAAAGACCCCCGAGGCTAAATGCCTTGGGGTTCTTCTGAATTTTTTAATCAAAAACAGGATATAATAATAATAATGACAAAAGCAATCCTATTTGAAGTTTTAGTTCTTTTACTAGAGACCTTTATTATCTGGCTCTATAAAAAGTTAAACAACAAGGAAACAACACAATCAAATCATCAAACAGCTTTCGAATTTGCCTAAATGACCGTTCTAGATAAATTAGTTAATGATATTAAGCTACGTCAGGCTACGTTGCGTTCAGATAGAAATATCTATACTCACTACTTGAAAGATGTAGATCCAAAGACACTAATAGACATCTCATATCCTCATGTATTACGTGGACTTGAGAGACAAGGTACTTTAGTAGACATTATTGCTACTATTGGCAGGAGAATTCGACAGACTCTTGAATTACCTAATGACACAATCTTTGATGCACAAGTCGGCTGGTTTGTGTGTATTGCTTATATTGAATGTAATGTTTTATCTTTTAAATTAAAGTATACATACAAGAATGGCAAGAAGAGTAAGTACCAAGCTTATTTCTTTCAAGTTAAAGATTGGAAATCAATTAAAGACTTATGGAGTCTAATTGATCAAACTAAAGTTGATATCTTTCCCATGAGAGAAGCCCCATGCCCATGGGATTCTGCTCATAATAATTTAGGTGTTCCTATTATTAAGAAAGGTCACTCTACAGCATTAGCACAATTTAAGAATAATGATAAAGAAATACTTTACAATGTTCTAAATAAATTACAAGCTACAGGATGGCGCATTAACAAAGATGTATTTAAAGTTTATCAACATTTTCTTCATAAGGAAAATTCAGTTAGTCCATTTAAATTACATTCTGAAATTGATGAAGAGAAAAAGAAATCTCTGCTGATTGAAGCTGAGGCTATTGAACAACTAGCTTCAAACCATTTAGATAATACCTTTTATCATATGTATAACTTCGATTTTCGTGGTCGTGTATATGTAAATACAGCATTCTTGCATGAGCAATCTAGTGATAATGCTAAAGGTTTACTCTTGTTAGATCAACCAGCACCACTTGGAGAAAATGGTTTATTCTGGTTAAAAGTACATACCTCTAACTCTTTTGGTAATGACAAAGTTACACTAAAACAAAGAGCAGAGTTTGTAGATGAGAATATTAATTTATTCTTATCTTATGCAGAGAAACCAACTATTAACCAAGGTTGGATTGATACTGATGCCCCATTTTCCTTCTTAGCTGCTTGTTATGAGTTAAAGAAGATTAAGGAGTGGCTAATGGAAGGAAATAAGTTAGAAGAATATGAATGTTCACTTCCTGTTTACATTGATGGTTCTAATAACGGAGTTCAACATCTAGTAGCTATGTCTCAAGATGAAGATATTGCCCCATTAGTAAATTTAGTTCCACAAGAGCTCCCTGGTGATGTCTACATGTATATTGCAAAATATGTATGGGAACATTTACAAGAGATGGCAGACAAGCTAACACCTGAAGAAAGAGGTCAGTTTGACTCTGTTTATGGTAAAGCTAAAGAACTACAAAAAGCCTATTTTGATGCACCTGAAAAGACAGAGCAAAAAGCGTTAGCCTATGCTGCTGCCCAAGAATGGCGTAATCAAAATAGAGCAATACGAGAAAAATTATTTCCTGTTTACTGGCTTAAAATTGATAACCCTAAAGATCAACGTAAAGTAGTAAAGAGAAATGTGATGACACTCGGTTACGGTGGTACTGCATACGGCATGGGTCAACAGATTATTGATGACACTCGTGATATGTCTGAGTATCTTCGTGACAAAGAACACCTCTGGGGTGCGCTATTAGGTGATCTGGTATTTGAGACTTGTTATGAGAAACTCAAAGGACCAGCCACTATGTTGCGTATGTTTCAAGATCTTGCACAAAGATCTAATGAGAAAGAAGTGTTTCTAAAATGGACTACACCTGTAACTAACTTCCCAGTTGTTCAGGCATATCGTAAGCCATCTATTGTACGTACTAAGTTGAAGTACGGAGAAGAAGAATTAAAGATTCAACTTCAAACTTGGGAGGAAACAACTATTAATAAAGATTCCCAAAGAACAGGTGCTGCACCAAACATTGTTCATAGCTTTGATGCTGCTCACCTAACAATGACTGTTGTATCTGCGCCCTATGAGATGACTGTTGTTCATGATTCTTTTGGTACCTTACCAGGACGAATGGATGATTTGTTTTATAGAGTAAGAGAACAGTTTGTTGAGTTTTACAAAAGTAAACCTCTTGAAAAATTGCTTGCTGAACTCGACTGTAAAGACCTTATTCCTGAAAGGGGTAATCTAGATGTCGGTCAGATTGTGTATTCTGATTATGCTTTTTGTTAAGTTTTACCAGGGTACGCTAAAGCACTAACGTATGCAAATTCAATTGTATACTAAATATTAAAAATGAAATTATAATTAAGGAAACTAAAACCTATGGCTATTTTAAAAAATGTTGAGTTATTCTGGGCACAATTAGACCCCAAGAGACCTAATTCTAAATTTAACAAAGAACAACCTACATGGGATGTTCAGATTCGCACTCGAGACAAGAAAGTTAAAGCAGAATGGGTAGCACTTAACTTAAAGCCTAAAACAGTAGAAGATGATGATGGAGTATTTTATTCTGTAACTCTTCGTAAAAAGTCTAAAAAGAAAGATGGTGCTGACAATCAACCAGTAACTGTAGTTGATGGTTCTTTAACTGCAATTGATCCTGCTAGTATTGGTAATGGTTCTATTGCTAATGTAAAGATTTTCCAGTATGAGTATCCACCAGAGAATAAGATTGCATCTATGCTAATGGCTGTGCAGATTACTAAGTTGAAAGAATATATCCCTAGATCTTCTGGTGATGACTTTGAACTTACTGAAACAGAGATTGTAAGAGTAGCAGATGCAAATGGTAGTGATGACTTTGAAGATAGTCCTTATTAATTAACAATTAGGGGACTTAGGTCTCCTATTTTATCAGGGATAATAGCTTAATGGTAAAGCAGTCGACTCATAATCGATTGAGTGTAGGTTCAATTCCTACTTGTCCCACCACACTCTCTTTAGTTCAATGGATAGAACAGTAACCTTCTAAGTTATTAATGTAGGTTCGATTCCTACAAGAGGGACCAATTAAAGGAATATATGGCAAAGAAAATTAGAAAAGAAACAGTTAATGGCATTGTTAAACGAACTTCACAAGGTGGTTCACGACCTAAAACATCAACAATGACCAAGACACAACGTCGATCATTTAAACGCTATCGAGGACAAGGTAAATGAATATATTTGCAGGTTTAGTAGGATTAGGTATTGTAATAGCATCTATTTATGGTTGGATAGCAAACTTTGTAGCTATTTTATTCATGAATGCTGATACCCCACTTGGTTGGATTATCGGTCGTATAATCGGAGTCTTTGTACCCTTCATTGGAGCAGTTCTTGGTTACTTCTGAATATACTATAACATTCACTGATTCTATTAGTGAATTTGAAATGTTATTATTGTGTAAACTTGGAGATGATTTTTCATATAATGAAGATTATACTGTTTGCACAATTGAATCATTAATGGGAGAACGAGAATTTATTAGAGAGATTGCAGATTTAGTTGATGTAGAGAACATCGGGTTAATTCAGCACCTTGTAACTATGGAACCAGATTGGTTAAATTTTAAGTCATAATGATTGCATACAAACTATTTAAGAAACGTAAAGATGGAACTTATGGTCCATTATTTATTAATCGTAAACAGAAAATACAAAAAGGTGTTCTATATGGAGCAGAATCGCATCCTACTGTTGGCTACGCTTATCGCCCTGGGTGGCATTGCTGTTCTACTCCTAATGCGCCTCACTTGAGTTATAAAGATCGAGTGTGGTGTAAAGTAGAAATTCAAGACTACAATAGACATCAAAGACCATATAATCAAGGCGGTTTATGGTATACCGCTAACTACATGCGTATTTTAGAAGAACTTTTATGAAACAAAGAACAGTATATTTAGCAGGTCCAATGGAACATGTTTCTATTGAAGATGCAAAAGGATGGAGAACAATTGCTACTGATTTACTATTACAAGCAGATCAGAAAGTATTAGATCCCACTCGTAGAGTTCATGAATTTCAACCTAAATATATGAAACGTATATTTGAGTTAGATCTTCGTGATATTCAAGAATCAGATTTAATCCTTGTTAATTTAGATAATCCTACAATTGCTAAACACGGTACTGCAATGGAAGTTTTTTATGCTTCTTATGTATTACGAAAACCAGTAGTTGCATTTAAAGCTAATGCTTCTACTATCCACCCTTTCTTTGAGTCTCTAGTTACAGAGTGGAGATCTACAGTAGACAAAGCTTGTGACACTATTATTACGGAGTATTTAGATTAATGCCTTATATTCGACAAGACTTTAAACAGTTCTTACATACAAAGAGTGTAGCTGAGGTTGGTGATTTATGCACTACCCCTGGTGAGTTAAACTTTGTTATTACTTCTATTGTACGAGATTATTTTAATCGTACAGATAAAGGTAACTACCAAGCAATTAACGATATTGTAGGTGCTCTAGAAGGTGCTAAGATTGAGTTTTATCGTAGAATAGCTGCACCTTATGAAGATAAAAAGATTCAAGAAAATGGAGATGTATACTAATGAAGTTTACAATATCTAAGATTAATGAAAATGAAGATGGTAGTGCTAATGTTATACTAGACTTAGATAACGAAGCAAGAGAATACCTTATGAATTATGCTTTTATACATATGCTAAAACAAGCTATTGATGAGGGCAAACTATATAAACCAGAGGATCAAGATGTACGTACCAGTATATGAAGTGTATTCGTATGATGATAAGCGTGGGGTAGTAGGAACATATAATGACTTTGAAAATGCTGTAACTGCATGGAAAGACAATATGAATTTCTTTACTATCAAATGTATTTGGCCTACATCTGTAAAAAACAGATCTAAGGAGTTAAATACAATTGGTGCTGTAAATGACTATCGTAACTTATTAAATACGTGGGCTATTGAAGATGGTGATAATGAGTGGGAAGTAGATCAGCTTATGAAATACTTAAAAGAAAATCCAACAACATTAAAGAGCACTATTCTTACTCCTAACTACCAGAGTGCTATTAATCCTAGTCACTATCAGAGTTATATAATGGATTTACAATGGCTAGAGGCTATGCAATATCTACCAAGCTTTAGGAATCCTGATTGCTTCAAGGCAGCAGTTGAACTACAAGTACGAAAGTATCTAGATCGCCTTGGCGGTAAAGATGCTGAAGAACAAGAATTAGGTAAAGCATTATGGTATTTAAAGTTCCTACTTGCTTACACTAAAAACAATAACCAACCAATTAAAATTAAAGATATAGAAAAATTATTAAATGAGCAATCTAGTATTTGACATCGAAAGTGATGGTCTACTAGACACTGTAAGTAAAGTTTGGATGATTGTGACAAATGATACTAGTACTGGTGAAGAGCTAATCTTTACCGACTATGATCCACAATATCCAAGCTTAGAGCAAGGCTTACAACACCTATCGAAAGCAACAAGTTTAATTGGCCATAATATTATTGGCTATGACTTACTTGTTCTCCGAAAACTATACAATTGGCTTCCAAATAAAGAAACTAAGTTATATGACACGATGTTACTATCACAAGTCATTAATTATGATCGATTTAATGGAAAGCATTCTCTAGCTGTATGGGGTGAATACCTTGGTCATAGTAAGGTCGAGCATGAGGACTGGAGTCAGTACTCAACCGACATGCTACATCGGTGTAGAGAAGACGTAAAAATCAACGTTAAGGTCTATAGAGGTCTTATTAAAGAATTAAAAGGTATGACTGAGAAAAAGCCATATCTTAAAACTTCTATTAAAAATGAGCACCTTACCGCACAATTTTGTGCTGATGCAGAATATATAGGATGGCAATTTGACAAAGATGCTGCTACAAAACTATTGGCTGCTATGGAAGCTCAAATGGCAGAAGTTCAAGCTGTTATTGAGCCACGACTTAGTACAGAAACTAAAGTCTTGGATAAACAACCTAAAATACCGAAGTGGATTAAGAACGGTAATTATGATGCCGTTACTGCTAGATATTTTAATATTGACCCTTCTAATGGCAGGGATGATCGTATGGTAGAGGGTCCATACCAACGATTTGAGTATGTACAACCAGACCTAGGTAATATTGATTCAGTAAAATTATATTTACATAAGATCGGTTGGGAACCTGACGATTGGAATTGGAAGAAACAAGGTAATGAGTTTATCAAAGTATCTGAAAAGTTAACTACTAGTTCACTAGAGAAGTTAGGTGAAGTAGGGATGCTAATTGATAAGTATTATACTACTAGATCTAGACACTCTATATTGTCTGGATGGTTGGAGTCTTTAGATGAGAATAACAGATTACATGGTAGTTGTTTTACTATCTCTACTCCAACTGGTCGTGCTAGACATAGTGGTATTGTCAATGTTCCAGGTGCTGATTCCGAATGGGGTCCAGATATTCGTAAATTATTTATGGCTAGTCCTGGGTATGCAATTATTGGCGCTGACTCTTCTGGTAATCAATTTAGAGCTTTATGTCATTATCTAAAAAATGATGAATATACTAATGAAGTTTTAAATGGAGATGTGCATCAAAAGAATGCAGATGTATTAACAGCTGTAATGACAGAAGAACAATCTAGGTTTCCTAAAATTATTAAGGACCCTACTGTATCTCGTAAATTAGCAAAGCCATTCATTTATGCTTATTTGTTTGGTGCTGGTGGTGAGAAGGTTTCTTTAATCTTAACTGGTGTTCGTAATGCTAAACTTGGTAATAAGATTAAAGCTGAGTTTGCAAAACGTATTCCAGGACTAGATTCATTGATTAAGCGTATTAATGCTGTTTATAACCAAACAGAGTTACGTGGCAGTCCTTGGATTCCTGCACTTGATGGTAGAAAGATTCCCTGTGAATCTGCTCATAAGTCTCTCAATTATCTATTACAGAGTTGTGAAGCTATTACATGTAAAGCAGCTACTGCTCTTACTTATGTTAGACTCCAAGAGGAGAACATACCATTCAATCCATTGATATTTTATCATGATGAGATTGAATTTGAAGTTCCTAGTGAATATGCCGAGAGAGCTTCTGCAATTGCTAAGAAAGCTTTTCAAGATGGTCCAAAGCTATTCGGTGTAGAAATTATGGATGGTGAATCTAAAATTGGTAATAATTGGTATGATGTTCATTAATAAGGAAATAATATGAGCAAAAATGTTAGTAGTATTGGTCGTAGAGGTATCCATACAGTTGGAGCAGATAATATTAATGTAAATATAGATCCAAATAAAGCAGCTAATTTTTATAAAAGTTTAGTTGATGAAAAGATTGCAAATAACGGTTTAAAACTATTAAAGCATAAACCTCTTTGGTCTACAGGTAAAAGTAAAATTAAATTTTGAAAGAAAATATGACTAAGTCTAATTTAGTAAAATTTATTGAAGCACAAAAAGCATGTGCTAATGCAGTATTAAACATGTTGCACATGGTAGACCCAGATTCTTGTATCTTAGGTGGAGCACCACGAGACTGGGCATTAGGTAACCCTGCAAAGGATTTAGATATCTATATTCATGGGTATCCTAATGAGTCTAGAGATAGTATCAAAGACAGGATATCACAAGCATTAGAGCTTCAAGCTGATGAATTAGAAGATGTAACAAATAATTCTTATTATACACATAGTTTAGATAATGGAGTTGTTGGTGTATTAAACGTAAAAAATTGTTTTATGCCAATTCAAATTGTATTATGTGATAGACAACCAATTGAGATGTTAAACACATTTCATGGCAGTTTGTCTAAAGCTTCTTATACTCGTGGTTATTATTGGGATTATTTAACTAATTCGGAAGATTATGAATTAGACACTAGTGTAGAGTTTGACATTAGTAAAGAATTCAAAGTTCATTTAATTAGAAAGAATGATGATCCAAAGTATATAGCTAAAATTAAAGCTAAATACCCTGAATTTACACACATACACGAATCATGAACATTTTTTATTTAGACAAAAACCAAACAGAATGTGCTAAGGCTCACTATGATTCTCATGTAGTAAAGATGATTCTTGAGTCAGCACAGTTATTATCTACCGCCCATCATCTAGTTGGTAATGGTGGGCCTTACAAAAAGACACATGACAATCATCCTTCTGCTGTTTGGGTTCGTAGTAGTATTAAGCATTATATGTGGCTTTATATTCTTATGGAAGAACTTGGTAAAGAGTATACTCACCGATTTGGAAAAATACATAAAACTATTTTAGATCATTCAGCTACACTTGCTAGTTTTCCAAGGGACATTAAAGCAGATGACTGGCAAGATCCTCCTTTAGCCATGCCAGATCATTGTAAATTAAATGATGCAGTTGAATCATATCGAAATTATTATTTAACTGAAAAGATAAACTTAATGCGATACACAAATAGAAATGCACCCTCATGGTTACAAAAGAAGATCGCTACGATTCCCTGTATTTAGATCTTGCTAAAAGAATAGCACTAATGTCTCATGCTGAGAAGCGTAAGGTTGGTGCTATTGCAGTAAAAAATAATAATATTCTCAGCTTTGGTTTTAATGGGACCCCAACAGGTTTCCCTAATAAATGTGAAGATGATTATAATAAAACACTATCCTATGTAATTCATGCTGAAGCAAATTTAGTCTCTAAGGCTGCTGCAGAAGGTTTGAGTTTAAAGGGATCAACAGTATATGTGACAACTGCTCCTTGTGACAATTGTTCACTGCTACTAATCCAATCTGGCGTTGAAAGAGTAATATTTTCAGACAGATATAAAACTGATTCAGGTATTTTAACATTAATTCACAGTAATATAAGAGTACAACAAAAATGAAAAAATCATTAGTATACAGAGTTCCATCGGCAACATATACTTATCCTCGTGGCGATAAGTATTTATATCTTAGCTTTGTAGATCGTCCTACAATTATTAAGTATAAAGTTCGTAATAAAGTTGGCAAGAAACTACTAGCTCGAGTTAAGAAATATGGCTTTGAGAAAGTAACCTACCCAGTATGATAGCATTAGTAGACGGAGACGTTTTACTATATCAGTCTATTTGGGATACTGAAAACGTAGAAGAAGCTAAGATTAAATTAGACATAGTTCTTCAAGAAGTTATTGAAAACACCTTTTGCACTGATTATCTCATTGCAATTGGTGGTCTAAATAATTGGAGAGAAGAGTTTTTTAAAGAATATAAAAGAAGTGCATCTAGGTTAGCATCTAAGAAAAATAGGGCTGAATATTTTGATGAACTCAAAGAATGGTTTTGTAATCATCCTAATGCTGTAGTTGCTCACGGATTTGAGGCAGATGACTTAATTCGAATTTGGGCGGTAGAAGCGACTAGGGATAATGATCCGTTTGTAGTATGTACAATAGACAAAGATCTAGATTGTATTCCTGGTAAACATTTTAAACCAGGAAAGGATGAACATTATGAAGTAGATGAGGAATCAGCTGATATACACTATTGGAAACAAATTCTAATGGGTGATGCAGTAGATAATATTCCTGGACTACCTAAAATCGGGCCAGTAAAGGCTTTAAAGATTTTAGAAGGCTGTGATAATAATAATAAAAGAAAGGCAGCAGTAATAAATGCTTACAAACAACAATATGGCGACCAGTGGAAACCTTATTTACTTGCCAATGGCAGGTTGATCCACATCTGGCGCTATATAAATGACCACTTCCAAATTAAAGAAGAAGGATAATGGGCACTGGGAATTTACTGAACAACTAGATCATGAAAATGCTTTTGGATTTATTTATTTAATTAAAGATAAAAAGAATGGTATGATGTATATTGGTAAAAAGATGTTTAAAGGGAATGGTAAACTTAATAAAGGTAAACCAAGCAATTGGAGAATCTATACTAGTTCCTCTAAAGACATCAATGCACTAATAGAAGAAAATGGCATAGACTCATTTGAATTCCACGTATTAGAGCAGTATTACACCAGAGGAGGTTTAAGTTGGGCAGAAACATGGTCTCAATGTTTTGTAGAAGTTCCAACTAATAATCATATCTGGTATAATAGGTTCATTGATAAAGTACAATGGCGCTCTTCTGAAACAGTATCTCTCAGACATCGTAAAAGATTAAATAAATTAGCAGGATTAAAATAATGAAATTAATTGGTTTTATGCTTGGTTTTTGTTCAATGCTTGTAATATTAACACAATCAGTTAACTTATTAACAGGTGCAGAGCAATGGACTTCAGCAGACTTTTTATTAGTCTCTATAGCATTAAGTTTTGTGTCAACAGCTTGTTTTGCAGCTAACAATGTAATTAATAAATAAAATGGGAAAAATAGTTGTAAAGGATCAACCTTGCCTAAGTGAAGACTGTGGTAGTAGTGATGCTAGACAGATATACGAGGATAGAACCTCATATTGTTTTTCATGTAGTGGTTGGTTTCCAGATCAAAGTAAGGATTCTCTAGTGACAACTAAGAAGGAAAATTATGGCACTGAAACATTAGAAGAAATTTCTAGTTACGCTATAAGAGGTTTTGCTGACCGCAAGATCACAAAGAAAATTGCAGAGCACTTTAATATAAGGGTTACAGTAAATGAAAAAGGTGATGTGGATACACATTATTACCCATATGGTATTAATGAAATTACAGGATATAAGAAACGGATTCTCCCTAAAGACTTCACAGTTGTCGGAAAAATTAAAAGTCTTTTTGGACAAATGCAAGCGGGTAATGGGGGTAAACAGTTAGTAATTACTGAAGGTGAGATTGATGCATTAACTGTATCACAGGCTTGGTTCGATAAATATGAAAAGATTTATCCAGTAGTTTCTATACCATCAGCAAGTCAAACTAGTATCTTATTGAGTAATAGAGATTGGTTACGTAGTTTTGATTCAGTAGTTATTTGGTTTGACAATGATGAGCCAGGAAAAGAAGCTGCTGATCGTGCTGCTAAGATTATTGGTTTTGACAAAGTTAAAATTGTTAAGAACACTAAGTTAAAAGATGCCAATGAACTTTATTTAAAAGAAGGGCATATGGCAGTCTTATCTCAAGTTTGGGATGCTCAAGCTTGGAGTCCAGTTGGCATTGTTAACTCAGCGGATACTTGGGATTTATACAAGGCCGAATCAGAGATTGATTATGTACCTTGGCCTGAATTTGCTGTAGATCTTAATAAAAAGATTTATGGTAGATGTTTAGGCTCTATTACTGTACTTTGCTCAGGTACTGGTATGGGTAAGAGTTCTTTTCTAAAAGAAGATCAATATCATTTACTTCAAACAACAAATGAAAAGATTGGCATTTGTTCTTTAGAAGAAAGTGTGTCTGAGACAGTTGAGGGTATTATGGCTTTACACTTAAATAAGCGTATTCAATTACCTGATGTTGAAGTTACTGAGGATGAAGAAAAGAATGCTTGGGCTGAAACTATGGGTACAGGTCGCATAATGTTCTTAGATCATCAAGGTTCAATGGGAGATGATTCTCTAATTGATAAAATGGAATTCATGGCTTTAAGTGGATGTAAATTTATTTATCTTGATCACATTACTATTGCAGTATCAGATGCTGAAGATAATGATGTTAATCGAGCTACAGATAAACTTATGTCAGACCTACTAAAGCTAGCCAAGCGTCATGGGATATGGCTTGGTGTTGTTAGTCATTTAAGAAAAACAAACAATAATCAAAAATCTTTTGAAGAGGGTGCTGTACCTTCAGATGATGATTTAAAAGGTTCTGGTTCTCTAAAGCAAATTGGTGCTCAACTAATTGCTATTAGTAGGAATAAACTTGAAGCAGACCCTGTGCAGAGGCACACTAGTAAGCTTTGGGTACTAAAAGATAGATGGACTGGCAGAACTGGTCCTATGGGTCAATATAGATTTATTGAAGACACTGGTAGATTGATTAATGCAAGTAATAGTTTTGAGGATCTTACTATATGATGAGATATTCTGTATTTGCTTTTGATCACTCTAGTAAAAAATATAATGAGTATATCTATGAAAATAGTAAAGAATGTGAGGCAGCTCTTGAAAGCTTTACGGAGTTTGATATTACTGCCTTTATATGTATTTCAGATGAGTCGATGGAGGGTATGATAGCAGAAGTGTTATTACGCCCTGGTGCTTGCTTTAACGCTTAATAATAAAAATAATAATGAAATACTACGATATTGAAATTGATTTAGATAAAGATAAACTTTTAACAGATTATGCCTTTGACATGGTACTAGAGTTCTATGCAAAAGATAATGAAAAATCTCCACAGGAAGTTTATGCTAGAGCTTGTCGTGCTTGGAGCACATTTAAAGGTCAAACAGATTTAGAGTTAGCTCAAAGACTGTATGACTATATCTCAAACAAATGGTTTATGTTTGCCTCACCTGTATTATCGAATGCTCCCGATATTAATGGTAAAGGTAAAGGAATGCCAATCTCTTGCTTTTTAACTTATGTTCCTGATACTGTCTCTGGTCTTATTGATCATAGTTCTGAAATTCGTTGGTTATCCGTCATGGGCGGAGGGGTCGGAGGTCATTGGTCTGACATCCGTAGTGTATCTGACATTGCTCCTGGGCCTATACCTTTCTTAAGCACAATTGATGCTGATATGACTGCTTATAGGCAGGGTAAAACTAGAAAGGGATCTTATGCTGCATATCTCGATATTGATCATCCTGATATTCTTGAATTTATTAGTATTCGTGTTCCCACAGGTGATAACAATCGTAAATGTCTTAACTTACATAACGCTGTTAATATCACTGATAATTTCATGGAAGCTGTCAAAGAAGGTAGAACATATGAGCTTGTTGATCCAAAGAAAGGACCAACAGGCGAATCCCTTGATGCTAGAAAAGTATTTATCAAGTTATTGGAAACTCGCTTCCGTACAGGTGAGCCTTACCTTAACTTCATTGATACTGTTAATGACGCATTACCTATTCAATTAAAGGAAAAAGGTTTAAAAGTACATGGTAGCAACCTCTGTAATGAAATTCATTTACCTACGAATGAAGATCGTACAGCAGTATGTTGTTTAAGCTCTGTTAATCTAGAACACTATGACCAATGGAAACATACATCAATGGTCAAAGATTTAGTAACAATGCTTGACAACGTACTAGAATATTTTATTGAGAATGCTCCAGACAGTCTTAGTAGGGCAGTATATAGCGCTACTCAAGAAAGATCTATTGGTGTTGGAGCAATGGGTTTTCATAACTTGTTACAGAGTAGAATGATACCTTTTGAAAGTAACGATGCATCCAAGCTAAACATTGAAATATTTGATTATATTAAAAATCAAGCAAAAGAGATCTCTGGCGCTTTAGCTGAAAGTCGTGGACCTGCTCCAGATATGTCTCCAGTAATGGTAAGGCATTCACATTTACTAGCAGTAGCCCCTAATGCTTCTTCTGGTATTCTGTTAAGTACTTCTCCTAGTATTGAACCTAATAAGGCTAATGCATATACACATCGTACTCGTGCAGGATCTTTCTTAGTTAAAAACAAATATCTTGAAAAGTATTTAGATAAGATTCAACATAATACAAATGAAGTATGGGCTAATATTATTACTAGTGGTGGATCTGTGCAACATTTGCCATTCTTAGAAGATAGTATAAAAGATGTGTTTAAAACTAGCTTTGAGTTAGATCAAAGTTGGGTTATTAAACATGCTTCAGATAGACAAAAGTATGTTTGTCAAGGCCAATCTGTTAACTTATTTTTCCCTGCAGGAGCAGAAAAGAAATATGTTAAAGATGCACATATCTTAGCTTGGGAATCTGGTTTAAAAGGTTTGTATTATCTCCGTACAGAAGCTAAAGTTCGTGCTGAAAATGTCTCAGAAAAAGTTAAAGAAGATAAATTAAAATATGATAAAACAACAATCATATATGGTAAACCAAATTGTCCAAATTGTGAGATGGCTAAAGCTTTGTTAAATTCAAAGAGTATTTCATTTGACTATATTGATATTGTAGCTTTAGGCAAAACAGCAGCTGAAGTTACTGGTCGTGATGATGTTAGATCGTTACCACAAATTTATTTAGACGGAGAGTATATCGGTGGATTTGATAAACTATATGCTCATTTCCAAACATTAACAAACGCAGTAGAGGCAGAAGACAATGAATGCAAAGCTTGTGAAGGATAATATTCCTGCATCAACATTAACCACTTTTAATAAAACTTATAAACCTTTCTTTCATGATTGGGCTGTAGATTTAACAAAGAAACATGAAGAAATTCATTGGACTGAAGATGAAGCTGATTTATCTGAAGATGTATCAGATTGGAAACTAAAGTTAAATGATCAAGAAAAAGAGTTTATTACTCATATCTTAAGATTATTTACTCAAGGTGATGTGCAAGTAGGTCAAAACTATTATGACTATTTAATACCTAAATTTAAGAACAATGAAGTTCGGGTTATGCTAGGTTCCTTTGCTGGCCGTGAAGGTACTCATCAAAGGGCTTATGCACTATTAAATGATACTTTAGGTTTACCTGATGAAGAGTATCATCGATTCTTAGAATATAAAGAAATGGCAGATAAGATTGACTTTATGCAATCTAATGATACAGGAACACATTCTGGCGTAGCTTTAACTTTAGCCAAAGGTGTATTTAATGAAGGTGTTGCTTTATTCGCTTCATTTGTTATGTTACTTAACTTCCAACGTTTCGGTAAAATGAAAGGTATGGGAACTGTAGTTGAATGGTCTATTCGAGATGAAACAGTACACGTAGAAGGTGGTGCGGCATTATTCCGTAAGTATTGTGAAGAACATCCTCGTATTATCAATGATGAGTTTAAATCTAAAATTTATCAAATGGCTAAAGAAGCTGTTGAGTTAGAAGATAGGTTTATTGATCTTGCCTTTACTGGTAATAAAATTGAAGGATTAACTAAAGAAGATGTAAGAAATTATATTAGATTTATCACAGACCGTCGCCTTATTCAGCTTGGTTTAAAACCAGTATTCCGAGTAAAAGAAAATCCTTTAACTTGGCTTGACTGGGTTTTATCAGGTGTATCTCACGATAACTTCTTTGAGAAGCGTGTTACTGAGTATAGTGTTAATGGTATGAATGGTAACTGGGATTGGTAATGACTCCATCAGATAAAATTAAACTTACAAATATGGTTGATCAAGGTGTTAACCATACTTTATCAGCATTAAATGTAACAAATCCAGAAGAAATTATGAATCATTTTGAGAGAGTTTCTTTATCTATTGTAGAAGGATCTTCTTTTGAAGATTCAGAAGATCTTGTAAAATTCTTTGCAGTATATCTACAAAAGAAAGCGGATAAATTAGGTGTTAAACGTAGTTACGCAGATGAACAAAAATAATACCACAAATTGGCAGGAATTAGAACGTGAAGAAAAACAATTTAAAGATGAACGAAGCTCAAACTCAGATAGACACAAAAGACCTTATAAGCGAGAGCGACAACAAGGAAGATGGTGGGACGAATACAGTTCCGAAGATGAAGATGACATTGACGGATCAAATTAAAGACTTTGTAGTTAATAGTACTGTTCATGTCTCTCAGTTTAGGTTAGTTATTGATGATATTAACAAGACAACTACAAAACTTGTTGATGATTTATGGGATACTGGTATTACATTCATTGTAAGTGGTTCTACAGATTTAGTTGCGTTAAATGAACTAAACAACAAAATTATTAATCGGTCAGGATCTATTGGTCGTTGGAAAGTAACAACTCCAGCAGATATTTATCTTGAACCAGCAGAGCTATTTATTTCAACTAAGGAATTATCAGATGAGCAAACTATTCGGTTGCCAGTTCAAAAGCTATTCAAGTGTATTTAATTCAAAGGCTAAGCCTAAAGCACCTCAAGAGCCAGAATCTCCAAATCCACCTCAACCTGTAATTCCTGAAGATAATGAAGGTAATTACTATTGGTTTGGAAAGAACATTATGCGTAATGGCATTATGTATCTTATGGGTGAAGTAGAAGACGATTCTGTACAGCCTATTATTATGGCTATTATGGAATATAATCTTATGGCTAAAGAAGATCAACCAACTAAATTAGTACTATTTATTAACAGCCCAGGTGGTTTTGTTTCATCAGCATATCATTTGATTGATACAATTAAACAATCTACCATTCCAGTAGCTACTATTGGTACTGGTGAAATTGCCTCAGCTGGAGTAATGCTATTAATGGCTGGATCTAAAGGTAATCGATTTATTACTGAAAACTGTTCTGTAATGTCTCATCAATTCTCTCGTGGAGTAGTTGGTAAAGAACATGAAATAGCTGCTGCTTCAAAAGACTTTCAATTAGATTCCGCAAGAATGCTAACCCATTATCGTAAATGTACAGGTAAATCTGTAGCATATATTCGTAAACACTTACTACAACAATCAGATTGTTTCTTCTCTCCAGATGAAGCAGTTATACATGGTATTGTAGATGAAGTGATTAAGAATCCATAACCCAAGCCCTGACTAGAAATAGTTGGGGCTATTTTATTAAGGATACTATGATAAGTGAAAAAGATATTGAAGATTGGTTACATTATGAACTAAAGGAAGTAGAACAGCAAATGGAAAAGAGTTATTGGCAATTCTCTAATTCATTATGTACTAATGAGGAACTTAAACATTCTTATAATAAAAGTCTTGGCCAAATCACACGTATTTTAAAGAGGTTAAATGATATCAATTCCAATCGAGAATTATAAACTACTACTTAAACTTTTAGATAGATTTAAAAATGAAAGTAAAACAGATGATATTAAAAATGATTTCGAGAATGGTTATGCCTGTGCTAGTCACTATGCTTATGAGGGTCTCTCTGAAGCATTAGACTCACTTCCTAAATTAAATAAAGTTTGTGCATTATGTAAAAAGGATATAGATGGTTAAATCAAATACATTATCAATAGAAGCTAGAAGAGTATTAAAAGAATACAAACTACTTGGAGAATTAAAAGATTTTAAACCAAAAGCAGATCAGAAAGGAAGAGAACATTTCTTTGCAGATAAGATAGTAGCTATGGCAGTAAGTAATATTAATAGTAAGCGTAGATTTGAGATGGAAAGTAGAGGAAGAAGGTTTAGTTGGAGGGATACTTATAATCCTCATAACTCCACAATATTTAATACAAGAGCTTATATCATCAAGGAACTTACAGATGAAAACACTGACGACATTAGCAAATGAATTGTTAGAGGAAATTCATGCAATTAACAACACTAGTAATTTTAATTATTCCTCTAGTTACGGGGCATACTTAGCATTACGTATGATTAAATCTAGTAATGTTATTCAGTCAAGATATTCTTTTGAGTGGGATAATATTAGTCTTCTTCAGGATACACTCGAGCTATTAGAGGATGGCCCACCTACAAGAGTCAGACAAGAAACTCTTGTTAAAATATTGAGTAGGGAAGATGCCACGGCCTAAGAAAATAACGACTATTAAAACTATTTGTTCAAGCGAATTAATAGAATTAGTAAGAAGGCGAAGATCACAAATGTTAATACATTCGTGTATCTATTATGAACTAAATGAAAGCATAATCTCTGATCATCAGTGGCAAGCATGGGCTGATGAATTACAAAAACTACAAGAAGAACACCCAAGTTGTTTAAGAATTGATTTTTACGATTGGGAATTTAGAGATTGGGATGGAGCCACTGGAGCACATCTGCCACACAGAAACCCTTGGGTTTTCCAGAAAGCAAATTATATTTTAAATCTTTCAAGAGAAATAAATGATCACAATTCAAGAGTTAGAAGTTAAATTTCCTGTAGTATTAGAGATTCTCCGTATGTCAAGAGATTGGCATGCAAGAGAACAGAGGGCTTATGAGTTTCACCCTGTGATTAAAGATATCATGAAGAAACATATTCCTGAAAATTATCGTTTGTTAGCACTAGAGTATCCTCATATGTCTGTTAAGGATGCTAGTAATGTTGCATTTACTCGTGATGAGCGTTCAGGCGACAGTGATCGTCAGACTGTTACTACCTTCGGACGTTATATCCGTAGAATGTTTCCACAGTTAAAGGATCATGAAATCCGTGACTTTGCTACTAAATGTCGTAATGATACATTTGAGATCTGGGAAGACTCAGATGGTATTATTTTAAGTGTTCAGAAAGGTCCACGTTCTTGCATGACTTGGGATTCTGCCTATACACCTGGACATGATGAGTATTGTCCTGACTACTTACATCCTTATCGGGTTTATGCACCTGAACTAGGTTGGAAAGCTGCAGTTAGACTTGACCCTGATACAAAGTCAATCAATGGTCGTGCCTTAGTATGGCATTCTGATGATGAGAAAGAAAAATGTTTTGTTCGCAGCTATAAGAGAGGAAATGATTATAGCTATGCTGATGAGGCATTAGAGTATTGGTTAAAAGAGAGTGGTTACAAGCACTATGATGGATGGCCTGATGGCGCTCCATTAAAGTATTTTAGTAACAATAGTGAATTCTTAGCTCCGTATATTGACGGAGAACATCAGCGAGTAAGTAAAAGAAGTGGAATGACTTATAAAGGGGTTCCACATAGCTTAGTTATTTGTGAAGATGGTGACTTTGAATGTACTAATACTGATGGCGCTCCTTGCAATAGTGCTGATTGTCATTGTAATTGTTGCGATGAATACTATAACTCAGATGATATGAGGTCTGTATATGAAGATGATGATGTTTGCTATGATTGTGCAGATAACTATTATGTAATGGCTTATGTAGATAGTACTCTCTATAAAGAGCGTATTCATGAAGATAATGTGATTACATTTGAAGGCGAATACTACCATATGGAGTATTTAGATCATCATGATTTAGTAGAAGTACAAGATGGTGAGTATGCTAAAGAAGAGGATACATATGAGACTAATAGTGACGATATCCGTGTATTAAAATCTGATGTAGGTCCAGAAAAAGACTGGGTGCTCTTGCATGATGGTATTGCTTATCCAAGACATGAAGTGTATTGCTGTTACGCATCACTTACTTGGTATTTAATAGATGATGCAGAGCCTGTAGAATTTAATGGTAAGACTTATCACCCTGAACATTTGCCAGTAACATTGGAAGAAACAGAATGAAGACTCAATTAATCAAAGATCTAGAATATGCGTTATCCTTCAAGAGACCACATGGTGGAACTGGAGTAACTGCGCTATGTAACTATATTGTAGAACGTGTTGGTGAGGGAGATCTATCCGTAGATTTCTGTGGTAATATTCATGTTGACATGAGAGATGATTCATCTAACGAAACTATGTTTACTGCTCACGTAGACACTGTACATCGTGAAGATGGCTTTAATACTTTTAAATATGAGGGCCAATACTTATTAGCTGATGGTGGAAAACCTCTTGGCGCTGATGACGGTGCAGGTGTTGCTATTTTACTTCATATGATTGACCATAGAGTACCTGGTTACTATGTGTTCTTTCAAGGCGAAGAAAAAGGCGGTATCGGTTCTAGCTGGCTAGCGTTAAATGATCAAGAATTAGTTGAACAGTTTACTAGAGCAATTACATTCGATCGTAAAGGAACTCACAGTGTTATTACTCATCAAATGTGTGGTCGTACTTGTTCTGATGATTTTGCTTACGCATTATCTGATCAGCTTAACGATTTATGCGGTGATTTTATGTATGTTCCTGATGATACTGGTGTTTATACTGATACTGCTGAATTCTCTGGAATAATCCCTGAATGTACTAATATTAGTGTTGGTTATTATTCTGAACATACACCTAATGAAAAATTAGATATAATTCACTTTGAAGACTTAGCTAAAGCTGTATTAGAAATGCAATGGGATAAATTACCAGTAGTTCGTGATCCAAGTTTACCAGATCCAGATGAGCTTGCGCCTACTTATTATACCTCATTCCCTACCTATAATAAAGATGCTTATGGCTATAGTAACTATGGAACTCCTTCTGCTGATTATGGTTTAGATAACGATGAAGATCCTGTAGGTCCAACAACATATACGGAAGAAGCTACTGCGTTGATTGATTGTTTAGCAGATGCTAAGTTTGGTTTAAAGACAGAGTTATTAAACTTAGTAGCTAACTTTATTCATCCTGAAAATCCAGATACTGCAATTAAATTCTTAAATAGAAATGCATTAACAGAGGAAGTTATTCTTGATGCAGAAGATATGATTCGTGTAGGTTATGAAGAGCATCAAGTAATTGAGTATTTGTTTGATATATTATACAAGGAGTAAACATGAAACTAGTTTATGATGATACAGGTCGTTGTGTAATGGAAGGAGATAAAGTTAAAACCTTCCGTGGTGATCTTTGTGAAATTGTTAGTTTCGTTAAACCACATAACTCTAGTTCTACTGGATTAGTATATGTAAAGAAAAATAATATGGTAAGCGGATTTTATCCATCAGTAGTAGGAGCAACTTGGATTGATTAAAGTAGTAAATAAGTTAATTCGAGAGCAAGATAAAATCGTTAAACGATTCTTGCTATTAAGCCTAATACAAATCTCAGGAGAAGCAACAGTTGACACTCTAGACGAGTTAGCTATTTTAAGAAAAGAACTTTATAGGGTAATCGAGAATGAACGCCAATAAAAATGTTAAATTGGAGCAAGTCATCATTGCATATAATCGTTTTAAACCAGAGAAAGACGGTACAATTAAAGTTCAATTATTAGATAAAAAGACAAGGCAAATATTAGCACAAATCTATATAAAGAAAGTTTTATTAGAAAAGACATTTGAAGAACTTCAGGTATTTATGAGATTCAAATTCAAGAGAGAGTTTGGATTTATATTACCTAAAACATGGACATTCTTAGGAAACACAGTATGAAAATAGTTTATACTCTTGAAGATTTATTTGGCTATCCAATTGGTGATGTAACTGAAGACCCTAATGATAATACATTTACTGCTTATCATTATGATTCAGATAATATCTATGGACCATTTAAAACTAAAGAAGATGCAGAAGTATTTTTAAACAAGGTTGAATATGATCTCAGATGAAGAACATGCAAAAGTAGTTGAGTTAGTTTATGCTCATGACTATTATCTACATATATTTAATACTGTAAGAAAGTATTATATTGATCGTAATATGAAGATGAATACCCCTTATTTCTGGAATGACTTTTGGATTGAATTGCCAGATAATGCATCAATCCGTAGAGCACCCTTCTGGGACATCTGTAATTTAGCAGAGCGGATTTATGACACTAACTGAAATATGTAAAAAGCACAAGGAAGAAATTCCTAATTTTTTAGAAAGATGGGATATGTCAGACGAATTATTTCAAGACCTTTATGATTATTATTTTGATGATATACCCTATGGTATAAAGAAAGCTAGAACAGGTGATCCTGAAGAGTGGGTTGCTGAACGTTTTAATGATGATGTTTATTGTGAAATGGAGTTGAAGTTAGAATGAGCGATGTAGAAAAATACTATGATGCTATTCGTGCTAAATGGCCTGAACCTTTACCTGATTGGCATAGGCTAGGAATCCAACGACAGCAAATGGTAATCCAGTCCATTAATATCTTAATCCAAGCTTTACACATGAGGTAATATGAGTACAACTAAAGTTTATTTCAGAGATCACGATTATACTTTTAAATATGGAAGTTTATTTCTTGATTGTAAAATTGAGTATGAGCCAGGTGAGAGGGGTTCTCGAGAATACGGTACAGGTCTACAACTTGACCCAGATTATGATGCGGTAGCAAATGTAATCTCTGTTAGTCTTAAAGGGGTAGATGTTACAGATATTATTAAGGAAGATATTCTTGATGAAATCAGTGATGCATTTTTAAACCAAAAAGATATTGACTGGGATTACGATTACGAGTAATGACTAAGCATGCCCTGACTGCTATCTTATATGATAAGAAGGGACGTGTACTTTCTGTAGGTCAAAATAATTATGTGAAGAGCCACCCTCTTATGGCAAAACATGCTGTGGGGGTTGGTGAACCATATAAAATATATTTACACGCAGAGGTACATGCTATTCTTAGATGTAAGGATTTAAACAAAGCTCACAGAATCTTTGTAGCTAGATACGGCAGACAGGGTGATTCATTAAATGCCAAACCTTGTCCGATCTGTATGTCAGCTATTAAAGAGGCTGGTATTAAAATAATTGAACACACATGAAAAACTTTAAATTGTTAGATTGTATGAGAAGTGATTGTAGGTTTACGCTTACTGATACCGATAGGACAGGTGGTTATTCTGCGCCTATGTATGACAAAGAAGGAAATAATTTAGCAGTAGATTTAAGTGTAACTACTGGTAAGTTAAGCTGCTCTTCTTGTAATCGAGTGTGGTCTTTTAAGGACACATATAATGACACTATTTATGAGGAAATAAAATGAGCGCTTGGTTGATAGGAGTAGTAGGTGTTGTATACACTGTAGTAGCAATTGATTTACTTATGAAGGGCAGTACAGGATTAGGTATTGCCTTTGTAGGTTATGCATTAGGTAATGTAGGATTATATATGGAAGCAGCAAAATGACTAGAGTAACTATTGATTTAGAACCTGAACAAATTGATTTAATTATTATTCAAGAATTAAAGGCAAACTATAAGTTTATTAATACTCACAGTTCAAATAATAATGTTTTAGACAGAAGTATTTTACCTCACATACAAGCAATATTGGAATACTATATGACACCATCTGAAATAAATATTTGGAAAGCTGAAAATGAAATGGGTTTGTAGGACAACGGGTAATCTTGACAAGGTATTCAAAACTCGTAAAGAGGCTATTGAATGGGCTAAACTTAACGCAAATGGAATTTACATTGTATGGAAAAAGAAACCACAAGAATCGATCTTGAGCAAGACATCCTTGCATGTATGAATGTGATTGAGGATCTTCGTAAAATTGATAACGAGAATGATATTGAAGTATTAGCAAAATACTATGATTTAAAATTTAAACAATTATGGAATACATTTGAATGGCTAACTAATAGTGGAGATATTAAGTGAATGAACGTAAATTATTAGCTAATGTAATGAGGACACCAGACGGTACTGTATTACAATCCTGTCATGTGCATGATTACGTAGAACACACAGATGCTAATGGTAAGTTGTATATGGTGGATGGTGGCGTCCAGTACATTCGTAGAACATGGCATGATGAAGATAATGGAGAAGACTTGTCAGTCTATGATGATGATCCTCATGCTAAAATTCGTGATTGGTTTCGATGGGGTACTTATGGCAAAGAAGGTAAGGGTCCACTTGTATGGTCAAAGCTAAAGCATTTATCAACGAATCATATTGAAAAAATTCTTGATGAAGGCTATGCTCGTCAACACCTAGTTAAAGTATTTAGGGATGAGTTAGAGTTTCGTAAAGGTAAACCTTTAGCTATTCTAGTTGTTAAATTAGATAACGAAGCTGTTTCCTCTGATGGTGTTAATGATCACCTAAAGGGATTTTGTATTGGACATGAAGGTAGACCAGACTTAGTAAATCGATGGATTACTACTAGTGTTGTAGTTGGGCAACTGTCTGATAGTACTTTTGAAACATTAAATACTATTTACAATTTAGTTTATCCAGAGGAGGTACGTGTTGAATTCGTACAACGTAAACCTCTCAACTAATAAGTTTGAGATATGGATTAATACTGACGCTAGATATGGTTGGTTTGAAGATAAGATTTTTGGTGACGAAAATGGAGGCGGTCTTTGGTTTGACAAAGATATGCAATTAGAAGACTATGATGGTGTTTATTTCTTACCTAATGATGTAAGGAATCAACTAATGAGAAACAACTATATTACACAGGAAATGTATGAAAATTCATCCTCATCATGATTTAATTATTGCCTATCTAGAAGATAAGCAAATTCAGTACTATAGCTTAGGCGAATGGGTTGATGTGCCTAGACTATCAGTAATGGGTGGTAATTTCCCTAGCTTTAATGAAAATGTAGAGTATAGAGAAACGCCTAAAAACAAAATTTATAGGTATAATGTAATCCAGATTGGCAGAGCACCTATATTTAAAGTAGCTACTCATGGTGAAATAGAAAATCTTGAGTTAGAGTTTGACGGTTCAGGTAATCTTATCTCAGCAAAAATTATTTAATAAGGAAATTAAAATGCATACTATTAAAGAATTCATGTCAGGTTCTGTAAAAACATTTGAATTGCAGCCTAATTCAATTGCTACATCTGTTGCAGAGTATCGTACAAAAAATAATATTCATATGATGAAAGCTATTGTTAACGGTAAAATAACATCAGGAGTTTATAGAGAAAAAATATTCAATAAGATTAATAGCAATCTTGGAAAGCCATTTACATTTGTTTTTTACAACCTTGGTGGTAATAGTAGAATGATTTGCACAGTAGAAAAATTTTGGGGCATTAGATGAAAGTTTTAATTGGTGAATATCGAGATGATGACCTTGATCGAGAGATTGATGTTACAATCGATAATTATGATATCTGGAGTTTAGATCATACATTAGCTTATATTATTCATCCTGCTCTTGTTTTGCTTAAAGAAAAGAAACAGGGTAGCCCTAATATAGATGATGATGATGTTCCTGATTATCTTAAAAGTACAAGTGCCCCACCTAAAGAAAACGAGTGGGATACAGATGAAAATTGGTTTAAGCGATGGGACTGGATCATGGATGAAATGATCTGGTCATTTAAAACCAAAATTGACATTGATCATGATGCTCAGTTTTATTCTGGAACACATGACCTTCAATTTGTTAAATCAAAGGAATATCCATCTCTTTCTGAAATGGTAAGAGGACCTAATGATACCTTTAAAATAGACATGGAAGGTCTAGAAAAACACGAGGCTAGGATCCAAAATGGATTTAGGCTATTTGGAAAGTATTATCAAGCACTATGGGATTAAGATATGAGTAAAGGGTCTAAGCCAAGGCCATTTAGTGTGGCTCAAGAACAGTATGAAGCTAGGTGGGATTTGATCTTTGGTCGTGATAAAGGTGACAAAGAACGTGACTTTGCTTTCGATAAAGCTCAGGATGCTTTAGAGAAGAAAGCTGAGGATGCTAGGGAACTAGGACTAGACTATGAAAGTTAAAGAATTAATCGAACAACTTAGTAAATTAGACCCTGAAGTAATAGTCGTTAAGGCTGGTTATGAGGGAGGGGTCACTGAGATTGCAGGAACTGGTCCATGCACAATTGCATTAGACATTAACAATGAGTGGTACTATGGTCCTCATGAATTAGTAACTCCTAACAATAGTTACCCATTTAATAAACAGGCAAAGGCTGTCTTTATCAGCTAAAACTACCAGGGGACGCTAAAGAGAAAGAGAGATCAAAATGAACAAGTTAGCACTAATAATGCTACTTCTTTTTCCTCTACAATTATCTACTGTCACATCAATAGATTCAATTAACACGAAACTCTTTAATCTAGGGTTTCAACCTAAAAAAGAAGTAGACTGCCTAGCTCATAACATTTACCATGAAGCTAGGGGAGAGTCAATAAAGGGTCAGATAGCTGTTGCAGCTGTCACGATCAATAGACTCTTATCACAGGGGTATCCAACCTCTATTTGCCAAGTAGTCTATCAACCCAATCAGTTCTCTTGGGTTAAACTACTAAAGAACCACTCACCTAAAGACAGGAAGAGATACGAGTTAGCTCATGCTATTGCATCTAACTACGTTCAAGGGAAGCTAAAAGATCCTACAAATGGTTCTATCTTCTATCATGCTCACTATGTCCTACCAAAGTGGGCTAGTAAAGTTACTAAAACTGTAACAATAGGCAATCATGTGTTTTATGCATGATTAGCCAAAAGATCCCCTCCAGGGTACTCTTTAGCTGCTCCTTCGGGGGTGGTTAGAGGGTACTCTGGAGGGGTAATTCTTTTTTTTTTTGTCAAAAACTACCAGGTGACGCTAAAGAGAGAATCCTATCCAAAAGGGGGATTTAGGGGGTTAACTATAATAATATTTTAATTATTATTGTTATTGTTGTTATTATTAAAATAATATTATAAAATATTTTTAAGGAGTACTTTAAAAAGTACTTTAAAATATTATTTTAGATGTTTCTGTAACATTTGTGTAGAGGTACTATTGGCTCCCGACCAATAGAGGGTACCTCCCGATGTGTATAGAAATCGCCAAAATTAAAGGAATTAAAATGGAATCAATCGTACAAGTGGCTATTGTTGTGTTAAGTACTGGTGCCTTCTGGACCTACCTCCATAACAAAGATAAGCAGCGCCAAGAGGCCCATGATATGCTCACTAATCTGCTCATGTCAGAGGTGAAGAAGTTAGAGGGTAAAGTTGACAAACTGCTTAGAGATAAAGATGAGTTACTCACTATGATCTCTGATCTAAAGATCCAATTACACAGCAATAATATTGTTCCTGTTGTTAAGACTCCTGCTAAACCAGTAGCTAGACGCAACTCCAAGAACCCAATGCAAGGAAAATAAACTATGTCAGACACTGATGAAAAAGTGTCTTCACCTGATCCCACGAGTAAAGACTATAAAGCTAGAACTACTTATGGTCAGCGTGGAGGCTTGCGACCTGGACAAGGACGTCCAAAGGGAACTACCACTATATACTCTAAGGAGTCTGTTAAGAAGCTTCAGACATTGGGATTTGATCCTATTGAGAAGCTAGTGGAGCACTACTACACTGTACAGGATAAGGTTACGGACATGGAAGAAGGCAAGACAAGGTTCTCTGCTGTTGCTATGGCTAACCTACTTAACATACAAACCAATGTCATGAACACGTTAATGCGCTATGGTTATAGACAGGTTCCTGAGAAGACCGAACAAGTGATTGAGGACAAAAAGCCTCTTAAAATTGTGTTTACAAACGAATAATAAAGTATACAAATTAATTAAATATTAGTTTTTTAGTAATAAAGTATACATTTTTAAGGATACGCTATGAGAGTCCAACCACCTGCTGAATACAGCATAAAGAAGTACCAAGAACAATACAATGCACTCAAGGAAGCTTCTGATAAAGTATTCCGAGAAGGCCTCCAAGCTAGAATGGAGATAGCAGAGTTCTATCGAAAACTTGAAGAGATTAATGCAAAGAATAAAAAGGGTGTCTTAACTAAGGATAGTGTAGACTTATACGTTTAAATGTCAAATGAAATTAAATTACATCGAGGTCAGTCAGAAGTATTAAAGTATTTATTCTCTGAGAAGGGCGGCACAAGATATGCTGCTACAGTAGCCTCACGAGGTTTTGGTAAGAGTTACCTTGCTAGTGTTGCAGCTACAATGGCTGTGCATGAGCTACTAGAGATGGATGAAGATGTTCCTAATAAGAATGTGTCTATCATCTGCCCTACATATCAACAGTCATTAGATATTTATTGGCCACTATTAGCCTATAACTTAGGTCTAGAGGATTATGCTGAAAAGTCTTCCCAGACAGCTGGAACATTCTGGTTTCCAAATAATGTTAAGCTTAAGTTATGGTCTTATGAAGCATCTGAACGTATGCGAGGATCAGGCCAATACTTTGTTGTTGGAGATGAAGTCTCTGACTGGACAGGTCAACCAGGACTTAAAGAGTCTTGGGAATCTATCATTCAGCCTGCTATGACTACACGTTGGGCAGGTAATCACAAGGCTCTCATTATTGGTACTCCTAAAGGTATGAACTATTTTTATGACATGACTAACTTTGAGACAATGGATAATCGTTGGAAAACCTTTAGATATACTTACAGAGACTCTCCATATTTATCTGTACAAGAGATTGAGAGAACTAAGCGTTTAATCGATCCTATGAAGTTTGCTCGAGAGTATGAGTGTTCCTTTGAAGACTCAGGTGCTAAGGTATTCTACATGTTTGATCGTAAGACTCATGTTACTGCTGATCTCCCTTACTTCAATGTAGAGACAGCAAACAAAGAAGATGTACATGTAGCTATCGACTTTAACATTGGTATTATGGCTGCAGTAGTATTTGCTGTTAGAGCTGGACAGATTCATATCTTAGAAGATATGCAGAATGTACTCGATACTGAACAATTAGCTAAGAAGCTTAAGACACAATTTAAGGACAAGGGGCACAGGATATTTGCTTATCCAGACCCTGCAGGACGTGCTAGGAAGACTAGTGCTGTTGCTGGAGCCACTGATTTCTCTATCTTAGAGAGCTATGGCATTGTCTGTAGGGCACATAGAGCTGCTCCTCCTATTGTTGACTCTGTAGCTGCTGTTAATCGTAAATTTAAGAATGCTAATGGTGATATAGACATGTATATTCATCCACGAGCAGAACACACAATTCGATCCCTTGAAAGAACTGTATGGGTTGAGAACAATCCAAACACAGCACAGATATCTAAGTCTGAAAACATAGAACATTGGACAGATGCTCTTCGTTATGCTGTTGAATACTTATTTCCTGTTCGTTCAGGCACTAAGACAGTCACTAAAGGTTTTATGTTTTAAAGGAACTATATGTTTACACCTCAATTTTATATTAACTCTTTTCAGAGTCTTAAGCATGACTTTACTAATAAGGTCATTACTGATACTACCCTAAATAAAGTAGCTAATGACTTTATTGATGCTCAAACAGCTTGGGCTAACATGGTAGTAAATAATACAACAACTATTACAAAATATTGTTTTGATAAACAATCAGATATTCTATATCCTCAAAAAGAGAAAAAATAATGTATAACAATAAAAAGAAAAAACCACCTAAGCCTAAAGGTAAGTAACCATGGCTATTGATTAGCATGGGTAGTTAAGTGGACAAACAAATTTAAATAACCCTCTGATAGCCAAGTGATTAAGTTCATGAGGTATTCAGCATGATCCCACCTTAGGGCTGTTGTCGCTACAGTAAAAGGCGTCACTAGAGTGGTATAATTCAATCGGTAGAATCGAGGATTTAATTGCTTCGGAATGTGAGTTCGACTCCCACTATCACTCTTCTTTTAAAGGATTTAAATGTTTATATTAAACTATATACCTACTTGGCTATTGTTTATTACCCTAATGGTAGGGTTGTTTGGATGGTTAGTAAAGGAATTTGAGACTTACAGACCTATTGCTGTGGGATTAATCTTTGCATCTTTATTTCTAATCGGTTATAAGACTGCTGATAAAGTATGGCAAGACAGAGTTACTGAACTTGAAAAGAAGGTAGCTGAGTTAGATGCTAAGAAAGCAATAGTTAATACTAAAATAGTAACAAAAGTTGTTAATAAAGAATTAATTGTTAAACAAGTTGTTGAAGGCCAAATACAATATGTTGATCGTGAGATAATTAAATACAATGATCAATGTAAGATTCCTCCAGAGGTTATAACTATACATAATAAGGCAGTTACACAATGAAATACCTATTAGCTATTCTATTGTTAACGATATCAGGATGCTCTACTACAGTACCTGTTGTAGCTAAGTTCCCAGAGGTACCTAGTCAGCTAACTGTGGCATGTGCTAAGTTAAAAGAGGCTGACTCTAAGCCTGAACTATCAGAGCTTACTAAGACTATTCTGCATAACTATGCTGAATATCACATATGTGCTATCCGCCTAGATGCTTGGAATGAGTGGTATATCGAACAAAAGAAACTTTTTGAGGCACTTAAATGAATCTATCACTAGACCAACTTAAACAGCTTATTCCAAAGAACAAGCATGTTACGTACTGGCATAATGCCTTAGAACAACTCCTACCAGACTATGGTATTGATAATGAGAAGCGTATAGCAGCATTTGTTGCTCAATGCGCTCATGAGTCAGGTGAGTTCACAATGATTAAAGAAAATCTCAACTATCGTTGGGAGACACTCCGTAAGATATTCCCTAAATATTTCCCTACAGATGAACTTGCTAAACAGTTCGCTCAGAAGCCTGAAGCTATTGCTAATAAGGTCTATGCTAATCGTATGGGTAATGGTGATGAGGCTTCAGGAGATGGATATAGGTACTCTGGTAGAGGCCTAATCCAGTTAACAGGTAAAGATAATTATTTTTGGTTTGCTGAGTCTATTGGTATTTCCGCAGAAGAAGCTAGTGAGTACATGAGTACCTTTGAGGGTGCTGCCCAGAGTGCTTGCTGGTTCTGGGAAACTAATAACTTAAATAAATGGGCAGATCAAGGCGATATAGAGACATTAACAAGAAAGATTAACGGAGGTACCATTGGTATCGAGGACCGTAAAAAGCACTATGCACATGCACTCCATGTACTAGGTGTGTAAATGTCTACTATTCTTCTTACCTTAGTGTTAGCTGGTTATGACCCCCGCCTTCCTCAATGCGAGAGATGGACATGGCAAGGTCCTCCTTATAACCGTAAGGTCAGTTGTTTAAAGTGGAAGAACAACGACAAAACGGATAAGGGGAAAAGAAAATGATTGATCCGCTAACGGCTCTTGCTGGCATACAGTCAGCTATATCAATGGTTAAGAAAGCTAGTAAAGTAGCTAATGACCTAGGTTCTCTTGCACCTATGATAGGCAAGATGTTTGATGCTAAGAGTACTGCTACTAAAGCCTTGATAGAGGCTAAGAAAAGTGGCAAGGGTTCCAATATGGGAACGGCTCTCCAGATCGAGATGGCTCTAGAACAAGCTAGGGCATTCGAAGAAGAGCTTAAAATGCTTTTTATGCAAACAGGTAAGATAGATGTGTGGAATAAAATTAAGGCTCGTCAAGCTGAGATGGATGCTGATGATGCTCAAGAATTAAGACTTTTTAATGCTAATGAACGTAAGCGTAAACAAAAGGAAGAAGAACTAAATGAGTTAGCTATAATTCTATCTGTAGTTTCCTTTGTATTATTTATAATGGTTATTGGTGGTTATGAACTAATGCAATACTGTCAAGTAGGCAATAGGTGTGGACGATGAACGAGTATCAAAAGACCTTTGATTTGTGCTTAAAAATTTTTTGCTATGGATCTGTAGCAATGTGGTTTTTAGGCTTTCTTAAATTCTTACCAGATGACCTATCAGACAGAATTGTTAATGGGTTAATTGCTAAATACTTACCTTTCTAAGGACACTATGACAGAAGAAAAGAAGCCATTAAGTAGAAGTGAAAAAGAAGCTTTATTAAAAGACAAAGCAGGATGGGTTATTACAGTGCTTGCTGCATTGCTTGCTATTAACACTCTTATGGGTGGTTCTAATAGTTCTAAAGTACTAAACAACACAATTGATGCTAATAACACATGGTCATTCTATCAATCTAAAGATATCAAGAGTCGCCTAGCTGAGATCTCTCAAGAGAATGCTTTAGCTAAGGGCAACACTAAGAAAGCTGCAGAGCTTCAAAAGAAAATAGATAGATATGAGTCAGAACCTTCTACAGGTGAAGGTAAGAAAGAACTTATGGCTAAGGCTCGTAAGCTAGAGGCTGAGAGAACAGTGGCTAAACAGCGTTCACCATTCTATACTTATGCAGGATCATTATTCCAGATTGCTATCGTATTACTTACCGCATCTATTCTTGCCGTTAATAGAAGACTATTTCAGGCTAGTATTGGTGTAGGTGGTTTAGCAGCATTCCTAATGTCACAAGCTATATGGCTATGGTTACCACTAACAATTTAAGGATTTCTTATGGCAGAAGAAACTAAGGTTGAAGAACCTAAGAAAGAAGAAGAAAGTTGGATTCAAAAGAAGTGGCGTCCAATGATGGCAGTAATGTACATGTGTGTATGTGCATGTGACTTTATTTTGTTCCCTATTATGTTTACAATTGTACAATTCTGGGAAGTGGCTATTCAGAATGATGCCTTTAGACAATGGCAACCTTTAACCCTTCAGGGTGGTGGTTTGTTCCACATGGCTATGGGTGCTGTATTAGGTATTACTGCATGGTCTAGAGGTCAAGAGAAGATGGCGGGAGTATCATCAGGCCCGCAATCTATGGGCATGTCCATGGGTAATCAACAACCACAGCAGTATGGCCAGTCTATGCAACAATATGGGCAACCTTCTCCAGTAGTACAACAACAACGTACTATTACTGAAACTACTGTAACTACAGGTTATGGTGGTAAGTTAGCTCCTCCACCTCCAGAACATCCTCTCATTTAAGGATTAAAATGAAAAAATTAGTAATCTTATTTGCGCTAATGTTTGTTGTTCCTACAGTATATTCAGCTGAACCTACAACAAAGAAAGTCTGTAAAGAGTCTAAAGACCCTAAAACAGGTAAGACAAAAGAGGTCTGTAAAGAGATCAAAACCCATAAGAAGCTAGAGGGTACAGAAGTACCAAAGAAGTAAGGATTTAGCTAATGAATAAAACCCGTAGAGTTCCACGTAAACAAGCCCAAGTAACACAACTTGAGGATTATCAATCTAATGTTAAAATTATTAAGGCTCCAAAGCCATTTCACGTACAACCAAAGAATGAAAAACAAGATAACTTACTTACTGCAATTCGGCATTATCCTATCACTGTCACTATTGGCTGCGCTGGTACAGGTAAAACTTATTGCTCCTCATCTATGGTAGCATCTTTGTTTTTAACAGGGAAGTACGATAAAATAATTTTAAGTAGAGCTAACGTAGCTACGGGAAAATCTTTAGGACATTTTCCAGGGACCATCGCTGATAAGATGGCTCCTTGGTTAATGCCTATTACTAGTGTTTTAGAAAAGTCTTTCGGATTAGGCTTCTATCAATACCTAGTAAATAAAGGTTCAATCGAGATCCAACCACTAGAAACTATTCGTGGTCGATCTTATGAAAACTCACTTGTCATTGTAGACGAGTGTCAGAATTTAACATTTGAAGAATTAAAAGCTATTACAACAAGGCTTGGTGAAAATTCTAAAATGGTCCTCTGTGGCGATCCTGCCCAGAGTGACATTAATAGTGGTAAGGACATACTCAAATTTGTCCACCTATGTAAAAAACATAACATTGACATTCCTATCATCGAGTTTGGTGTAGACGATATTGTTCGTTCAGACATCGTTGCTAGAATTGTTAGGATGCTTATGGAGGAGAATCTTTAAATGGCAAACCTAACAACGACCCCATCAAAGGCTAAGACAAAAAGCCTTGGGGATCCTAATGCTGCATACGAATCTATGCGGCCACTCTGGGAACGATCCAGAGCTGTTCTAAATGGACAGACACATGCACGAGCATATGATGATACAATTGATCCAATAAATTTTAGTAACTTACTGTTACCCTTTTCTCCTACAATGAGTTCTCAACAGTACAATTTTTATCGTGCTGAGGGTGAACTTCCAGGACTAACAGCACAATATGCTAAAGTCCTAGTGGGTGGACTACTACGTAAACAAGCGGCTATTGAATTACCAGATAACTTATTTCCAGAAGGAACTGAAGATTGGATTCGTAATCAGTTTGGCTCTGATGGCACTTCACTTCATGGATTCTTAGATGCTGCTATTTGGGAAGAACTACAGTCATCAAGAGCTTGGTGTTTAGTAGACTATCCTACAGTTGCTAACCCAGACGCATTAACAATGGAAGAGGCTAAGGCTCTTTCTCCTTATGTTATGCTCATCCAAGCAGAGAATATTATTAACTGGCGTAGAGGTCAAGATCGTAATACTAACAAACAAGTATTAACAAGTTTACTCTTCCGTTATTACATGGAAGACTACACTAAAAACCAATTCCATCCAGACTATGTAGATACAGTTACTCACTACTACTTAGATGATGCGGGATTACTTGTTGTAGATACCTACACACGAGATACTAATGAGTCTGTTAACGTTATTAATGGTAATGTTACTTCTAAGTATCAGACAGATAACGCTAATGCAGCATGGACTAAAACACGCACAGAAATACCATTAATGAATGGTGAGAGAATGAATTTCATTCCTGCCTACCCATTAAATGGTCAAATTGATCCTGTTGAACCAATTCTACAATCATTAATTGATCGTGAGATTGCGCTATACAACAAGATTAGTAGACGTAATCATTTACTTTATGGCGCTGCAACATACACTCCAGTAGTTATGTCAGATATGACTGATGAAGAGTTTGAGGATATTGTAGCTGCTGGTTTAGGCTCATGGATTAAACTTCGTGCAGGAGATGATATCAAAGCACTAGATACACCTACAGGTGCTCTAAAAGATATGGAGGCAAGTATTGCTGCTACTATCGAAGAGATGGCTCGTATGGGAATCCGCATGTTATCGCCAGAAGGCTCTTCAGGTGAATCAGGCGTAAGTTTAGAAATTCGTAATGCTGCTCAGACTGCTCAATTAGGCATGCTTAATACTCGTATCTCAGAGACAATGAGACAGATTATTACAGTTATGCTTAAGTGGAAATATAATGTTGATGTTCTTCCAACAGACATTAAGTTTACATTAAGTGCTGACTTTAATCCTACTCCCGTAGGTGCTGACTGGATGAGGCTAGTTACAGAATGGTACCAGCAAGGTATTATTCCACGTTCTACATTTATCTCTATTGCCAAGTTCAACGATGTACTCCCTGCTGAGTATAACGATGAAGAAGGTGTAGCTGAGATTCAGAGTGATCCTCTTGTAGACACTATGGCAACTAGAATTGACTCAAATGTATCTGATATGAATGACAACAATCGTACAGATAATAATTCAGGAGCTTAATATGGAATACAGTAAACTAAACAAGAAACAAAAACCTCTAAAGCTAGAGGAGCCAATTGAGGTAAACGAAGTACAAGAAAAATGTGCTGAAATTCTAGCTAAAACAGAGTGGATTGCGTCAAGCAATATCAGTGGAGTTACTCGTGAAAAGTGGGCAGTCTACCGACAAGCCATTACTGATCTTATGAATAATCCACCAAGTGAGGGTGAGGTAGTATACCCACCACAACCAGAATAAGCTAATAACTTGGGCATCCCTGATGCAATTGTTAATTAGCATCAAGGAGTTTAAATGCCGACACCAATTAATACGGAAGTTTATGATCGTATTGTACAACACTTAGCCGACACTAGGTTATATGAAGCAGAGACATCAACAAATGTTTCTAGAGGCATCCGTAGACATCAAAAGAGATTAAGGATTTTATTATCTAAAAATATCAAGGCTGATGTTAAACCAGAAGTAACTCGAGCAACTAAAGAGTTACACATGATTACTAAAAATTCAATTAGTGATTATGCAGATGCCTCTGTAAGCTTTCATTCTAACAACTTAGAGAGAAGTGCTGGATCTTTCTTTAGAGTACAAAAACCTAGAGGTAGTGATGCTATTCCTCTCCTGATTGGACCTAATATTACTGCCTCAAAGAGTTTAAAAGATCACTTTGACAGTATTGGTACAACTGAGTTAGCTAGAATTGATGGAAAAATTAAGTCAGGATTAGCAGACAATAAACCTGTTAAAGAAATTATTGCTGATGTAATTAAGACTACAACTATGACTGAAGTGCAAGCTAAGGTATTAGTTAGAACTGCTATCACGAATACGCAAGCTAAAGCAATTAATCTAGTAATGGATCGTAATAACGAATTACTAAAAGGTTATAGATTTACTGCTGTGTTAGATAATAGAACATCAAAGATCTGTGCTCACCATGATGGTCAAGTATATAAGATTGATGATCTTCGTTTTAGACCTCCCTTACACTGGAATTGCCGTAGTTCTATGGTTCCTGTTTTAAAGAACAAAGAAGAACTATTAAAAGCTTCTGAGGAAGCTGAATCAAGAGTTAAAGTAAATAAACTTAAGGAAACATCTGAGAATATTTTAGATGGTAGCTTACCTCCAGTAGAAACTTATGGTACATGGCTTAAGCGTCAGCCTATGATGGTACAAGTTAAACATTTAGGTAGTGAAGAACGTGCTGGATTACTACAAAAAGGTGTTCTTGACGTTAAAGCATTTACTACCGCTAAGGGTCAACAATTAAGTATTGCAGCATTAAGAAAACTTGATAATGCAAGAACAACATTCTTTCCAACTAGGCAAGCCGCAGTAGCAGAAGCTGAATCTAATTTATTTGCTGTTAATGTAGCTAGACCTAATGAACTTATTAAAAATACAGAGGCCAATAAACAATTAAAGGCAATGTATATAGCGGACACTGAAAATACTGCACAAACACTATCTCTAGTAGACTATCGTGGTACTTCATTACAGGGTAAGCGATCAGTTAGAATTAGAGCCAATAACGAGTTTGATGAACGTAATAATAGCTTTGATCCCTTCACAGGTGAACAAAGTTCTACATTACTCTATGATCCAGACTTTGGCGTACTTCAAGAACGACTTGACTTTATTAAAAACTCTAAAGCACTTAATCAGGAACAAAAAGTTTGGATTCAACAATTCGTTGAAAGCCTAGATGACTCAGTGTCTGTAAACCAACAAACTGCTATTGCAGAGAATCTTCGTGTTGTGTTTGAACGATACAATAATGATAAGCAACCATGGGTTAACTTCATGAACGTTGCTCGTGGTGAAATGCAGTACTCTGTAGTTAACACTAGTCGTATTTTAGATCGTAGGTCTAGAGCAAGATCGGCACAGTTTGACTCATATGGAGTTGCTGGAGAACCTGCTAAAGTACAAATATTTGGTAAGTATTATACCTTTGATGAAATCATTCAAAAGAATATAGATGACCAAAGATATGTTCGTAATTGGGCTACTACTGAAGGTAGACCTCTAGCCAGAAGCTTGTATTATACTGGGAGAACTCCACTATACACATGGTTTAAAGGTACTCCTAGAATTGGTATTGATGTTTTTAAAAAGAAAATAGTTAAATACTTAGAGGATAATATTCCTGGTGCTAAATTATTTTTTAAGGATAAAGCGCCCACTGAAAGATTAGTTGATGAATTTTTAAGAAACAGAAGAGAAGACTATCGAAGAATAGTAGACTTAGAGTTTCTATTTGGTAAACAAAGACAAAATTATTTAAATCAATTAGTTGAGGGTGGTCTTAACGACAAGAAGGCTATTGATGCCCTATCTAAGGTTTTAACTGTAGTTGCTGATGGTAAGTCTACTGACTATGACTCATTAGCTATTAATGTAGGAAAGACATTGAGAGAATCTTGGAATGTCCCAGAGTTCCCGTTCTTTAAACCTACATTACAAGACTATCATGCTGATGGTTCCCAAATTCTTACTGCCTTAAAAGACAAAGGCTACATTCGTGTGGTCATGAGAGGTAAGACTAGGAGATCAGTTGTTGACCTAGAAACAGGTCGTGCAAGTGGTCCTTGGAGAGATACAGTTAGTCGTGAAGTACAGATCTTAAACAAAGATATGTTAAACTTACAGAGAGCTAATCGTAGTGCATTGCTAGCAAAACGTATTGGTATTAATTCTCCAAGAGACAAGCTGTATGTTCGTCCTGGAGCTAAGACTTATTTTGATGCTAGAGGCAATAATACAGGTATTCCAATTATTACTCGTAGGGCTAATGCTAACTATGACAAGATTCTTATTGATAATGATTTTGCTGACATGCTTAATCATACAATGTCAGTACAATATGAAGTTGACAATGAGTATGCAGGATTCATGGAAGACCTCGTTCGCTTTAGAGATCCCCGTGGGAACGTAAAGAAGTACGATGACTTAAATGATTTCAGAAAACTTATTTTGACTCGTGGAGATCAAGGTTATAGTTTTATGCAGACGGTTAAGTATCACAGAGATACTGGTAAACCCTTTAGTGTGGTTGCTAATATTGACGGTCGTGGACGTGTATACTACCAAGGATTCCTAACACCAACAGGTGGTGAAGTAGTTAGACCATTTCTTAATAGTGCAAAGGCTGAGAGTATGACTCCTGAGATTCTACAAGAGTTAATGATTCAAACTGGGTCTATGCTTGGACCTGCTACAGAAGCTTTAACACAATCTGGTAGAATGGAAATCTTTTTAAGAAATGAAAAAGAGATTCTAAGCCTTGGTAGGTTAATGATGGAAACTACTCAACGAGATAGAAGAATTAGGGAATACCTAGAGCATCCTATTATCCGTGCTACTGAAGCAGAGGAAGTTCCAAAGATTAGTCGATTAGCAATAGAATACGCTCGTGCGCATAAAGCTGTAAATGGTGATTTTACTAATGTAAATAAATTGGCAGAATACAAAACAAAATTAATGATTGAGAATGATGCCTCATCCTCTGGTGCTCAGATTATCGGTTTGAGTACAGGCGATAGAGACATTTCAATCAACTCAAATGTGTTACCTACACTCCAAAAGAATCGTTTGTATGACTTAGTTGCTATGGATACAGTGTCTGATCCAGAGTTTCAAAAGATACAAGGGTTAAGAGATGCCAATGTTCAATGGACTGATCTCCAGAAAGCTGCTAAAGCTCAGAACATGGTTTCTTTCTATGGTGCTGGTAAAGCAACACAGGCGGCTAATATTGAGGCTAAATTTGCTTCAGTATTAGAGTTAAAAGGATATACTGTTGTTACTCGTGAAGAACTTCGTGGTGTAACAAATATTATAGATGGAAAAATCAAAGAGGCAGATAGGCTAGGTGCTGAAAATGTTGTCTTTGGTTTGAAACAATTAAAGCGTGAGTTGAATGAGGTTGTTGAAGGTGAAACCCCTGTGGGGCAAGAACTTTTAGCACATGCTCGTGATTCTCACCCAGACGTAGAAGCGTTTGTCGATAAGTTAATGAATGCTCGTAGGGGTCTAATTGGACCTCAAGACTTCAAAGCAGTCTCTGAGATTATGTCTCGAAGACTAGCTGAGAGAGCACCAGTAACTCAAAAGTTCGTACAATTCTGGAAAGAAGCTGCTAAAGCTTACGTTGATGAAACTCAGAAGGTTGATGTACCTTGGGTAACATTTGATGGTAAGACTTTATACCAGAGATACAGACCTAAAATCCAAACTAGCATTGAGTTCTATGACAAAGAAGCTAATAGGATGGTCCGTAACATTTACGAAGATCGAGCAGAAGATGCTTCACTTCTAGGAAAATCAAGCCTGATGAGGGCAGGTATTGGCATGGGGGTTAATGGTAACCACATGAACGATGCTACTATTGTAAGAAGATTTCATTTATGGGGTCGTAAAAATGGTATTGAAACCGCTACGATTCATGATGCTTTCTTCACCAACATTGGACAAGCAGCAAAGTCCAAGTATGCGCTTAGAGAAATCTATGCGGATGCTCTTGAAGGTAACACAATAGAGAAAACATTACTGGCATTAAAAGCTGAAGGTATGTCTAACGAGACTTACAATAAGCTTCGCCAAAAAGCTATTGAGGATGGCTTACTAAATCCCAAAAACAAGATTACGAGAAAAGAGATACTCGCTCCTATACCTAAAGGTATGGATTGGTATGGTATTGGACCGTAAGAGTTTATGTTTGTAACTAAACCCTAAAAAATTAAAATTAAATGGCTGTGCCAAAGGAAAATAAAGATGAAAGTAGATAAGTTCGGAAACAAAGAGTTCCTCGATGATGGTACCACACTAAACCCAGAGTTTCAAGCCGATCAGGTTGGAGATCCAGGTGCAGGTACTAACAATAAAGATACAGAAGACATGATCAATCGTATGGTTGAAGAGCGTCTTTCTAAAATCAAACAAAGTTTAGATAAAGCTTATCAAGAACGTGACAATGCTGTTAAAGAGCGTGTTCGTTTAGAAGATGAAGCTAAACAACGTAAGATGAAAGCTTTAGAGGATGAAGGTAAGCATAAAGAAGTTGCTGAGATGAAGCTCGCAGAACTCACTGAAAAGCTTGCGTTAGCCGAAGGTAAAGTAACTGAACTCACCCGAGATGGTGCAGTTCGTAATGCATTAACTGGTCTTGATTTCCGTAATGACCGATCTGGCCAAATGGCTTATCGTGATATTATCGATCAACTCATCCAAGATCCAGAGACTGGTGCATGGATTCACAAATCTGGTGTATCAATCAAGGATTTTGTAGGACAATATGTAAAGAATGAAGATAATTCTTTCCTATTTAAACCTAAATCTAATTCAGGGGGTGGTGGTAGCAATATGAACGGTACTCCCAAACTCGATCCCAATAAGAAGATTACTGATATGACTACTGAAGAAGTGTTAGCACTTGCTGCAGGTGGTAAACTCGGTAACTTCACACTTTAAAATCATAGGAGATTTTTTAAATGATTAATCATACAATGTTCCAAAACGTAGCTATTGCTATTTCTGCATATGCTGATGAAATGTACACAAACGCCAAGAAGCTTAACAGCACTGGTATCGTTGGTACTGATGCCCGTATTGACCCAACAGGCGAGAGCTTCATTGGTCAAATGCGCTGGTACAAACCTCTAGCTGCCAACATTAACGTTGCTAGCTTATCTAGCGCTAATGAAGGCAACTACACTGATGTGTCAACTGAAATTGCTGACTACATCAAGACAGTCCGTACATTCGGTTCACAACAAGTTAACCTCCAGCAAATCGTTTCTCAACAAGACGGTCTCTCTAAAATCGCTCGTGACTTCTCTGAAGTTCGTAGCCAAGACGAGTCTGACTCTATCGTATCTACACTCAAAGGTGTAGCTGCTTATGAAGTTTCTCGTGGTGCTGGTATTGTTGGCTATGACACAGACGCTGATGGTTCTACTGTTGGTAACTTCGTAGACATTAACGCTGCTGGTGTATTCGGTGCCGCAGCTGCTACTTCTGCTTCTGATCAGCGTAAGCTATTTGATGCTACCGCTATTGGTGCTGCCCGTGGTCAACGTCTATTCCAAGCTCTTGGTATGGCATTCAAAGACTATGAGCCTGACTTTATGTACATGATCACTTCACCTGAAGTTTTAGCTGAATTACGTGCTGCTAACTTAGTAGACGTAACTACAGTTACTGATGGCAACTTAACATTCCAAACCGTATTCGGTGGTAAGTTCCGTCTAATCCTCAGCCGTGTTGCTCAAGGTGACCTCTCAGCCTCTGCTAACGTAAATGATCGTTCTACTAAGACTACATTCATTTGCAAGCCAGGCGCTATCAGCTTTACAAATATTGCTGTTCCTACACCTGTTGAAGTTGACCGCTCTGCTGCTTCCTACACTGGTGGTGGTTCTACATCTATCTGGTATCGTTATGGCTTCGTTGTACATCCAATGGGTTACGACTGGGCTGGCGCTACTAACGCTTTTGCTACCAACACTGCTTTTGCAACTGCTGGTTCATGGGCACGTAAGATGAGTGCATTGAACTTAGGTATTCTACCTATTCTCCACGCTTAATCTATTA